TCGGTTACTTCATCTTTATTTTTTAAGTTTGCTTCATACTCTGCAATAGCTTTAGCCATTGCCGAATCTCGTAGTATAGGCTTATTAGGGTTTTCTAAACCTGTATCATACTTAACACCTGCACTGTCACCTATCATCATAATCATTTCCATAATCATAGGCAGTACAAGCATACCAATATCTACTGTGTGTATACTTTCCATAACACTAGACAATTGAATAGAGTTAGCAATAGATGTAACAGGCACACCAGACTCTAGCACTTCAGCTAGTTGAACCATGAAATCTTCACTACTCATACGTTCCATGTAGTAGTCAATGGTATCATCTACTGTACTAAATCTAGAAGGAGTTTGCCATGGTCTAGCACCTAACTCAGCAGTTAAAGACTGCCCCGGAATAGGTGCATCAAAGCTAGGTTGATTCGTTATCGCCATTTATTTCATCCCTGTATTTTCTTATGACTTGCATTTGTTTAGCTACACGAACAGCAGGATTATTGTAGTCAAGACCATCTGTTTTTTTAGACATATTATTAGACCTAGTTAATAGGCCACCTGTCTTTTCTGGTTTTTTTATAGTCTTTAAGTTTTCAAATCCTTCAATATCCATACGTTTGTAGGCTTCTCTAGCAGCATTAAATTGTCTGGACATTATGCTTTCTCCGTTTCTTGTTTACTACTATATCCATAAATTGTTTTGTGGCCCATTTTAATGGTGGTACTTTAGCAATTAGTTTAGCATACTTTTCACCATGTGTCATGTATAATTTTTTAAACCAACTAGGAGCATCATATTGTAGCCAAGTACGGAACACAAACCATTCAGCATTTTGTTTGCCGTATACTTCACGTGCTACCCAGCAAGGACCAAATAAATATGCACTGCCTAATGTACCAATTAAACTACCTATTGCATTTCCAGCGGCAGACCTACCTGCAGCAGAAGCCGCTGCTGAAGATGTTGCAGCATCTAATTCAGCAATAGCCATAGCACTGTATCTGTCTAATTCACTTTCAGCAGATGTCCACGCCCATTCCATCGTGTCACCATAAAAATTCCACAGATTATCATAAGCTCGTTTACTAATATCCAAAATAGCATTAGCATTTAACTCATTAGCACGATTAACTGCAGCCGTATCTGCTGTAGCTATCTGCCTACGCCACTGTGCATTACTTTGTGCAATCACAAGCTGGTTCTGTGCGTTAAACTGATCACGTTGATTGTTTAGTTCTGCGTTAAAACGATTTACTGTATTAGCCTGACCAGCATTGTATTGTGATTGTGCATTAGCTTGTGTCGCATTAAATTGAGACACTTGTGCGCCAAGGTTTTGAAAGAACTGATCAACTTGATTTTCACTGGATGCATTAAACTGTGCAGCAGCATTGGTTGCGGCTTGATCCGTAAACAAAGACTGAACACGTTGTTGTGCTTTAAATAATTCTGTCTGTTGTAGATTAGACAAGTTAGCCATATCCATCTGCAAGAAGTTCTGTGCATTCTGTACTGCTGACTGTTGCCTATTATTTAAGTTCTGTGTGTCCAACTGTGCTAGTGCAGAGGCTTCAGCCATGACCATTGCCTGTGAGTTAGACAGGTTGTTTAAGTTCATCGTGTTAGTAGCACGAGAGTTCTCAAGCTGTACCTGCTGTTCTGCAGTAAAGTTCATGTTAGCTATATCACCAATACGTGCAGAGTTCTGTACACGTGACTGGAATGCTTGATCAAACTCCATGCCCATAAACGTGGCACGTTGCTGCGCAGCAAGCATTGCACGTTGTTGGCGGTTAGATAGGTTCTGCCCCTCAAACTGCGCTTGTACGGCAGCGTCAGCCTGTGCAATAGGTAACGCAGACTCCATAGCCGCTTGCACGATAGCCTGACCAGCAAGAGAGGATGCACCTAAGCCACGAGCAGCCATTGTTGCTGTAGCCTTACGCATAGCACCAGCAGCCCAAGCAGGTGTAGCACCACCCTCAAACTGCTGCATTAATCCATCAAGCTGACCTGCTACAGTAGCCTTTTGTGAAGGTGTAGCAGTAGCTGCTTGGATTTGTTCTGTAAACTGTGCGGCGGTAGCTGCATCTGCAACCCCACTAATTAGCTCACCGTTTTGAATGTTACGTTGTACAGGATTATCAATTAAATGCGCATTACCCTGTGCAGCAGTAAGATCACCTACTGATGAAGTAGTTTGTTGCGCAGCAGTAATTTTAGAACGTGGGTCATCCGGATTTGTTTGTGCTGCCTGTACAGCCTGCATAGCTGAATCTACTTCAGGTGCTGCCTGTACTGCATCCATAAGATTTGCTTGTGATGGTGTAATCTGTTCAGCCTGATACGTATCAGCAGTAGCGGTTGGTACTTGTACAGAACCTGTCAGTGAACCTGTACCCGGAGCGACCATTTGATTTGGGTCTTGCTGAATGCCTGTAGCAATTGTTGTACCACCAATAGGCAGACCGGGTTGATACATTTGTTCTACACTAAACTGTGCTACACCGGGAACTTGGTTTTTGATTTCTGCTGTTTTCTCATCGCCTACATTTACACCTTCAGGTAACTCATCTCCTTCTTGATAATATGTAGCGGGAGTTACATTATATTGTGCAGGACTAGCACCTGTTACCGTAGGTGTACCAGCTTGTGTTCCGTCTGGATTAGTTACAACGCCTCTGTTTGAAGGGGGTTGAGGCTGCGGCTCTGGTCTAGGCTGCGTTGGCAGTCCACTTTCCTCTGGTCCAATCGCTGGTCCACCTTCAAAAGGTATAGGACCTTGTCCGAAATCAAAAGGAATCTGTGCAGGTGGTTGCGCAGGTGGTTGTACAGGTGGTTGTACAGGAGCAGGTGGCTGTACAGGTGATTGAGCAGGTGGCTGTGCAGGAGGCTGTGCAGGTGGTTGCGCAGGTGGCTGTACAGGAGCAGGTGCTTGATAAGCAGGGGTATTTCTAAATGCTAATCTTAATTCGTCTGTATATGCAGAACGCTTTCTATTTGCTGCTGTATCTTGAGGAGAACCTATTTGAATAGTCCTTACACTATCACCTGCCGTGGGCAGTGTATACCTAGTTGCTGGATTAACATAACCACCATCTTCAAACTGCGGTACGTATCCACCTGCTGCCATCATACGTGCAGCATTCGTATACATATTCATCTGCTGTTGCCGTGCAGGGTCTTGGTCAACGTACTGCTGAAACTGGTTCATATCACCTTGATAGCCCATAGCCCCTGCAATCTTATTCATTGCTTGAGGTTTAAATCCTTTGAACATTGCCATATTAATTAATTCCCATAAATACTGTAACCACCATAGCTACTACCATTATCGTGCTACCCATTATCATTGCTTCCATACGCCACATTCGTTTGTCTAGTGCTTCTAGTTTTTCACCTACAGCAGCGTAACGCACTGCACATTCTTTTTCATGCGCTTCTAGTTCTAGTGCCACACGAAGTTCAGGGGTTACAGACTGCTCTAGTTTCATTTATCTACTCCGGCTTTGTAGGCCAAGTTACACTGAAAGGAAACCCAGCTTGTGCTGGTACATCACGCAGTGCTTGGCGGTATGTTGTCATTTCAGACGACATTGTGATATCTGACAAAGCCATCCAGTCTGTCTCAGCAAGTAACCTGTCACGCTGGTTACGCACCGCTGCCTCAGCATCAGCTTGTGGTTTGTTAGTAGCAGTATAAGCTACTTCCCATTCGTTCCCGTACAGTGGCTGACCTATTTGGTCTGTGTCCACTTCATTTGTTTCAGGGTCAGTACAGTCAGCTTCTGTCTTTAACCGTATAACTTCCCGTGTAGGTGTGCCACGCACTAGGGTTTGCACCAATGGGTCATAGGTTGGTTTGTCTAATTCAGTTACTTCATAGACTGCATACCTTCGCAGAATAGTGTTAGGTATCTGCTTAGGAAAGCTAGTCTGCGGATTATCACGGCGAAATTGCCCAACGCTGTATGGAAATTGGTCGGGCTGACCGTTTGTAAGTTTTACTAAAAACATAATTGCTCCTTCTATGTTGAATATTGGTAAATAGTGTCTGCCGATAAATCTACTACATACATTTTTGAGCCATCATTTTTAAAAAATAAACCATTTGGAACTACGATTTGGGACGACATATCAAAACTTACGTTGTCATAGGATGCGCTAGAAACATCGTCATTAGTTGATAAACTGTATTGATAAACAGTGTCACTTGATTGCCCAGCCATAAACATTTTATCGCCATCGGGGTTAAAGAAAATACTTCTAGGCGAAACGTCTTGTGATGATACTGAAAAAGAATTATTGCTATACGATGCAGTGCTAATATCAAAAGCAGTAGACAAATTATATTCAAAAACTGTGTCGTTAGCCCATCCAAGAATATACATCTTAGTGCCAGCAGTGTTAAAGTTTAAATTCATTGGTGTTGCGTCTTGTGAAGATACACTGAAAGCCTGTGAATAGGATGCGGTACTAATATCCCAGTTTGTACTTAAATTGTACTCAAGAACTTCAACATCGTATAACCAACAATAATCATTTTGCTGCCATCAGGCTTAAAACTAATTCCTGTTGGAACTATTTCTTGACTTGCAACACTAAAGTTTTGATTGTGTGATGCACTGCTAATATCCCAAGCCGTACTTAAATCGTACTCGTTTACCTCATCATCAGTCTGACCAAGAACATACATTTTAGTGCCATCAGGCTTAAAAAATACGTTATTAGGTTGAGGTTCTTGTGCGCTAACATCTAAAGACACACTATCATAACTTGCATTGGCAAGGTCAGGGTCAGTCCAACCAACAGGCACACCAGCCGCACCCATTTGCATTAACCTAGCTACACTCACGACATTGCATCCCCGGCTTGAAGCCTTGATAAGTTGTACCACCATCGTTTGTATAAAAGACCAACACATCTGTTTCACCAATAGCTGGGCCATCCGGGGCTGTACCGCCAGCAAATTCTACTGAGGATGGGTAAGTAAAGGTAGCAGCACTTCCTGCACCGCTCGTGCTGTATTGGTAAACTGTGTTTAAAGCCCCAACAACATACATTTTAAAACCGCCAGATTTAAAACGAAATGCGGTTGCGTTGAGTTCTTGACTGCCAATAGAAAATGAAACTGAATTATATGAGGCGGTACTTACATCCCAAGCGGTGCTTAAATCATATTCGTAAACATTGTCATTTGCTATTCCAATCATATACATCTTTGTTCCGTTATCATTAAAATTAATTTCTCTTGGGTTAGTATCTTGACTGTTTACACTAAAAGAATTTGAACTATAACTAGCACTGGATACATCCCAAGCGGTAGTTAAGGTATACTCATAGACTGTGTTATTTATTAATCCAATAATGTACAGTTTCAAACCATCAGGTTTAAAAAACATACCGAAAGGATTGGTTTCTTGTGAAGCAACGCTAAAAACTTGACTATAAGATGCAGTTGATATATCCCAAGCAGTACTTAAATTATACTCATTTACATCATCGCCATTTCTGCCTAAAATATACATTTTAGTGCCATCATCTTTGAAAAAAATAGTGTTGGGATTTCCTTCTTGATTACCAACATCAAAAGCCTGACTATAGGTTCCACTGGATACATCCCAAGCGGTGCTTAAATTATATTCGTAAACAGCAGTAGCACCAGCAGAAACAACGTAAAGCTTAGTCCCATCGTCTTTAAAAAAAAGACCTCTAATAGAAGTGTAAGGTGATAAACTAAGACTCACACCATCATAACTAGCATTAGCTATGTCGTACCCTTCAGCCACATTTGCACCAGTTAATGCCAAAGCAAAACCCGCTGCCGCACCTGATGCAGGTGGATTAGAAAAAGCAAACTTAGTAGTACTAGACGGAGTATAATTAAAGTATGTACCACTAGAAATATCTATAGTTGTGTCAGGTAAAGTTGAGTATTGATAAACTGTGTCATTTGTCTGACCAACTATGTACAATTTGCTTCCATCAGACTTAAAAAATAAAGCTTGTGGAGTACCTTCTTCACTAAAATTAACTAAACCAATAACAGAATCATATGAGGCAGTAGAAACATCCCAAGCTGTACTTAAATTAAATTGAGCAAGTCTATTTCCCCCATCAAAAACTGCCCATAGTTCTGTTCCATCAGGCTTAAAAAATATACCTTTAGCAGATGATGCATTTATAGTATTATCTAAATCAAAACTCACACTGTCATATGATAAAGATGAGGCATCCCAAGCCGTACTTAAAGTATACTGATGTATAGCACTACCAAATCCGGCAAGAACGTACAATTTAGTTCCATCAGATTTAAAAAATAAATCTTGTGGATTAGTTGATTGGCTACTGATTGAAGTTGAATCAACAAATGAGGCAGTAGAAATATCCCAAGCAGTGCTTAAAGTATATTCGTGAACAGCATCACCTGTATTTCCAATGATGAACATTTTAGTTCCATCGTCTTTAAAGAAAATACCTTGAGGTGTTGTTTCTGCTGATGAAACACTTAAACTTTGACTATATGAAGCAGTTGAAAAATCCCAAGCAGTACTTAAATCATATTCATGTATTTCTTTAAATCCTAAAGCCACAACCCCAGTGACACCACAAATATACATTTTATATCCGTCAGGTTTAAAAAATAAACCTGATGGTCCCGGCTCTTGCGTTGCTACACTAAAGCTCACACTGTCATAACTAAAGTTAGCAAGACTATATGCGCCGCCAGTAGCAGCCGTAACTGTACCAACTCCCTGAGCCATATTAGCCTCAAACGCACCAGAGCTATAATCAATAGCCACACTCATGACATTGCATCTCCAGCTTTAAAGCCATAGTAGGTTGTTCCACCGTCTGTAGTGTAAAAAGATAATATGTCTGTTTCGCCATTAGCAGGTGCATCAGGGGCTGTACCGCCAGCAAATTCTACTGAAGAAGGCCAAGTAACAGTTACCGTGGCTGACGGCGTTACTTTAAATGTAAAGCTATATGCAGTGCCAGAAGCGGGTGGATTGGAAAAAACATAAGTAACATTGCCTGATGGCGCATGAGAAAATACGTTTCCACTGCTTAAATCTAACGTGCTACCAGATATTGACCCAACTGTTTCACCAGAAGGCGTTGCCTCAAAAAAACCACTGGAATAATCTATTACAATTCCCACTGTTTACTCCTATACGGCTGTAGAGCCTGTCATATCATCTTGTGCCATCACCCAAGTGTAACACTTGTCTAGAAAAGCATCGCCGCTTGATGCGTTGATGTCGTCTAGATTTGCGTGATAGCGTTTAAAGTCTACCTCACGAGTGTCATCGGTTGGTGATGCCGTAGCATAAGCTGACAGGTCAATCATCACTTGGAACTTTGGGTCTGACCCACGTTGACGAGAGATTGCTGCCGTTACGATACGGTAGTATGCGTTGTTGAAAGCGATACCATATTGGCTGTTGCCTTCTGCGATATTGTTTTGAATTGCCATTTTAGTTTGCTCCTTTATTAAGCGTAAATAGTTTCTACTGTGCGAATATTACCTACCCAGCGAATATTGTGTGATGCTTCACCAGTTACTTCAATTGCTAATCGGTCGTTTGTGTCATCAGCAGCTAACGAAAGACCCCAGCTTGGTGTGTTATGAATTGTAGTTATTGCGCTGTTAACAAGAGTTGTCGTGCCACCATCATTAACAATCATTCCTTCAATTTTCCAACCAGCATAAGAATTAACACCAGACTCTAATCCAGTAATAAGACCATCAAAAACGACAGCACCGTTGGTAGGAACTTTAACTTGCTCTGCGGTAGCACCAAGTTCTGCTGGAGTTGCATCAGTTGTTGCTCTGCGTAGAATGTACATCCTGCCTTGTGCATCGCCATTTGCTGCCCCAAACCAACCAGACCCAGCAAAGGCAATACCGCCTATAACATCTGAATAAGCTCTGTATCCAATAGCTACAGAAGTTTCTTGAGTAGCTTGTGCGTCACGACCCATTGCAATTGAATTTGTACCTGACGCAGTACAACCACGACCGATTGAAGTTGAGCCAATCCCAGACGCTGTTGGCCCATCTCCAATTGCTACGGCTCCTGAACCCGATGCAGTTGCGCTACCACTATAAGTATTTGAAGAAATAGCAATAGAATAAGCACCTGTCGCTTTTGCTAATCTACCTAGTGCAACGCTATTAGTATTTTTTGCGCCATAAGTGCTGGTGTTGTTACCAATTGCTGCTGCAAATGATTGTGACCCTGAAGCATATGAATCTGTAGAAGCATGTGAAGAAGAACCCACTGACACTGCATTGTAACCAACAGCAATTGACTGACCAGCAGTTGAAAGACTCAAAAGCCCAATTGCAATTGAGTTTGAATTATTAGCTTCCCCATTTCCTATTGATACGGAATTAAAACCGCTTGCTAAAGCACTAAAACCAATAGCAGTACCTCTTTGCCCACTAGCAACCGAACTATCGCCAATAGCAATTGCATTAGCACCAGTTGCACTTGGTTGTGCAGTTGGGCTGCTTTCATTAGCCGCATATAAATCTGCACCGCCGCCACCACCAACAGCACTACCCCCTAGTAGTAAGCTAGTACCATCAGAGCTTAGTGTAATAGCTCCACCGGAGCCGGTATTATCTAAATTAATTGCACCCATTATTTATTACTCCTAAGCATACGTCACCTCACTAGTTGAAATATTAGCAACCCAGCGGATATTGTGAGAAGCTTCGCCTGTACAGGTGATTGCTAAAGCATTGTTCGTATTATCAGCAGTCAAAGCTACAACCCAGCCGTTGCCATCATCAAATGTTTGTATGTTACTGTTTACTAATGTAGTTGTGCCGCCATCGTTCTTGAGCAGACCTTTAATTTCCCAACCGCCTTGATCTTGTGCGCCGTTTTGCATAGCTACAAGTGTTCCACTAAACATAATGCAAGTATCTGTTGAAGCTACAATTTGGTTAGTTGATGCTGCTGTACTGTTGTTTGTTGTAAGTACAGTGGCTGTTGCGTCTGTAGTATCTGCTTTTAAAATAAACTGACCACCTTGTGCATCACCAGCCAAAGCAAACATACCATTTGAAAAAACAAATTTTCCAATTTGGTTTGACCTGCCTTCTCTACCAATAGCTATAGAATCTGCACCATCAGTACGCCCTCCGGCCAAAGCCATTGAACCACTGCCGAATGCGTTTGACCTTGTAAGGTTAGAAGCTTGCCCAATAGCAACTGCGTAGTTTGCACCTGCAGTTGCTCTGTAGCCCATTGCAATAGAATATTGACCTGTAGCATCATTATCATATCCTATAGCTACAGAATATGAGTCAGATGCGGTATTTAAACGACCTATTGCAACTGAATCTCCACCTGAAGCTATTGCATTTTCTCCAACAGCGAAAGCCTCAATACCACTAGCTTTTGCAGATTTGCCAAGCGCAACGCTATTAGCACCAGTTGCACCATAGCTCGATATATTGGTACCAATTGCTGCGGCAAAGCTGTTTGCGCCAGAAGCATGTGATACTGGCAAAGACACTGCAGCATTGCCATTCGCCGTTGAACTTTTACCTAAAGCTAACGCACCACTAGCACTAGCGACTGTTGCTCCCGTACCTATAGCCATGCTTCCATCTGATGAAGCTGTTACTCCCCCATAATAAGCAGTACCAATTGCTACGGCAAATAAATTTGTTGCCTGTATTGGTTGACTAGTATTATTAGAACCGCCGATTGCTATTGAATTTTGGTGTGAAGCTTGTGTGCCAGCTTTAGTCGTATTTCCAATCGCAATAGAGTTATTACCTAAAGCCGAAGGTTGTGCATTTGGGCTGCTTTCATTAGCAGCATACAAGTCAGCACCACCACTAGCTGCAGTAGCAAAAGATAATACACCGGAACCATTTGTAGTTAAGACTTGTCCACTAGTACCATCAGCAATAGCTGCAGCAGGAGCCGTAGTAAATACAGCTACATTACCCGTAGCATCAGGGAATGTAATTGTGCGGTCTGTTGTTGGGTTAGTAAAGGATACTGTAGTTTCATTACCATCAGCACTAGAACCTTCAACACTAAATCCTGAATCATTAAGATGCATTCCTGTTACAATAGGACTTGTTAGTGTCTTGTTAGTAAGTGTTTTAGTTGTACCTGAGAAGTATGTGTCTAGTAAGTCTACATCACGATAACCTATTTCGTTACCATTGTCAAATACTAATAGAGCATCATTACTAGCTATTGCAGTACTTGTGTCCACACTTACAGCAGAAAAGTCAGCTACAGTGTTTAATTCTGCACCTGTAGCAGTAAGACCTGTTACATTATTAGCTGTACCATTTACAGCTTGAATACGTGACTCTACAGCCGCTGCTGAAGGTAGTTGTGCATTAGTTGAACTACCGCTTACACTTGTTACAATATCTGTTATATTGTCAGTACCATCTGACAATGTGCCAAATGTTACTGTACCTGTAGTGGTAATAGCACTGGAGCCATTATCAATAGCACCAAAACCACTTGTAATGCTACCACTATTTAAGGCACCTACAGTTGTTACATTACTCAGTGTATCTAGGGATGTCTCAAAATATGTTTCAAAGTCAGTCAGTGCTACCTGCTTCATAGTGCCAGCATCGTTGACTACAACTCTGTCTGCATCTGCAAGAGTGGTAGATGTAGCTGACGTATCGCCATCCATAATGTTAAGTTCAGTAGCGGTAGCACTTACACCTGTAAGGTCAGTAGGTGCAATACTAATATTAGCTGTACCATCAAAAGACTGACCAGCAATAGTACGTGCAGTAGCTAAAGCAGTGGCTGTATCGGCGTTGCCTGTAACTGCACCAGTAACATTACCTTCAATGTTGGCTACAAGTGTACCTGTAGTAATAATAAGGTCGCCTGTAGATGCACCAGTAAAAGTGCCAGTACCTACAGTAAATTTATCTGCACTCTCATCAAAACCAATAAACGCATTAGCATCGCTACCACGTTCAATAACAATACCTGCATCACCAGAAGCTGAACCTGAACGTCCATTGCCTAATTCAATAAGTTGGTCATCTACAGTCATATTACTGGAGTTGACTGTAGTTGTAGTACCATTTACTGTTAAGTTACCACCAATAATAGCATTACCAGTGGTGGTTACTTGGGCAAACTGTACGTTATCACTGGTAGCTAAACTTTGGTCAGTGTCAGACAAATCTGTAGCAGCAATGGTAATACTTGCACTACCGTCAAAAGATTGACCAGCGATTGACCTAGCTGTTTCTAATACAGTTGCACTAGCCGCATTGCCAGATGTATCTTGATTGCCCGCAGCGTTAACGCCCGGAAGACTTATATTAGCCGTACCATCAAAGCTAACACCACCAATAGTACGAGCAGTCTCTAATGCTGTAGCTGTGGCAGCATTACCTGAAGTGTCTTGAGTGCCTGCAGTATTTACGCCGGGAAGATTAATATTAGCAGTGCCATCAAATGATACACCACCTATAGTACGTGCTGTTTCTAATGCTGTTGCAGTATCTGCGTTACCTGTTACATCACCCGTAACTGCACCAACAAGAGACGTACCAGTAATTGTTGTGCCTGTAATAGCGGCTGCAGAATTAGCACCAATAATAGCACCATCAATAGCACCACCATTAATGTCCACTGTAGTTAGTGTAGATGTACCTGTAGCAGTTAATGTAGTAAATGTACCCGCACCAGCAGAGTTGCCGCCAATAGTTACACCATCAATAGAACCACCGTCAATATCTGCAGTATCCGCTACAAGAGCATCAATGTTAGCAGTACCATCAATGTACAAATTACGCCATTCAGAACCTACAGCACCTAAGTCATGGGTATCATCAGCAGAAGGAATTAATGGGGAAGCGACATCTGCAGTAATTGTTACAGTATCACTTGCAGCATTGCCAAGAGTAGTATTTCCGTTTACAGTAAGATTACCTGTAAGGGTAGTATTATTAGCGACTTCTAATATTTCTAGTGTGGATGTACCCTCAAGATACAAGTTTTTAAATTTTAAACTGGGTGTGCCTAAATCAATATCATTAGTGGTAACAGGGACAATTGCACCGTCTTGAATACGTATTTGTTCTACAGCAGCACTAGACACCTCTACAAATACACCAACACGATTGTTTGATGTATCAATAGCTACTTTGTTTAGTGCGTCTGAGTCAGCAATTAAAGGTACGTATGCACCCTCTGCCGTAGTACCGTCATGCTTATGTCCAGTACTTGCGTTAAAAGCATCCCGAATAGCATTATATTCTACGTTAAGCGGATTAGCACGTACAACAGCCGTTGCAATAATATCTGCTGAAGATTGTCTTGTATATCCTGCCACTTGTTATCTCCTATCCCCTGTTCCATACAATATTGATACAGCCTGTATGGTATGGCTGGGGTTTGTACTGTTGGTAACATAAGATACGGAAATAGAATCACCTGAGCCGCTTATGTTAGTACTACGAATTGGTGTAGGGTTTCCGTCATAGATGTCTGTGTCATCATAGATAGTTGAAGTTGCATCAAAGAAAGAAGCAGCACCTGCTGTAGTTAATTCAAAGTTTAAAGGTGTAGCAATTTCTGCATCACCAAAATTGTATTCTATGCCGACTGATATTGTTGACTCACCTTCTGATTTAAGAAAAGTTTTAACCCTATAAAATACTTTGCGTAACTCAGGGTCTTGCATAAAATAAAAAGGAGTTTGGTAAACGCTTAATATATCACTCCCATCAAACGAGTTACCTTCTTCTTGTTTGAATACTTTACCTGTAGTATCTCCATGAAGAACAAACTCAAACTGTCCTATGTATCCACTAGCTACTGCTGTTGCTTCAATACCTACAAGCTGACTAAATTCAAATGTAGACTGCGCTGAAGAACTTTTACGTATAGCTGCTAACAAAGATAAAGAAGTATTAGCTTCAAAGAATAATCTAAACTGTGATTTTCTACGGAGTATTAAAGCTTTTAGTTTAGTTACATCTTCGTTTGCTGTATAGCTTTCAAATGTTTTTTGTATTTCACGAGATACTGTTTCAAGCTCAACGTCACCAATCCTAGATGTTCCTGAAATTGGTCTAACACCGTCTGGCCCAAGAAAGATAATGTCACCACCAAATTCGACTACAGTGTCGGGTGCAACACAACCCAAGTCATTAGTAACATTTTCTACACTAAAGTTAGAGTAGTTATCACCAACAATACGTTTAATTTGATTTTGACCAAATACATATAGTTGATTACGAAAAGACTTTAACTGTGTTATCGTAAAGCCTATATTAATAACTCCTGCTCCATTTGCAGGGTCGAAGTCCGTGTCTGCATTAGGAGAAGAAAAATAAATATTAAAAGGTTCGTCAGGGTCTCCAGCTAACCAAAGGTGATTTGCAAATGCACTAGAAAACTTAGGATTGTTAGGTGCATTAGTATGCGTAATCTGTGTGTATGTACTTCCATTGTATTTAGCTGCTGGGTTAACACCATCTGTTAGCAGCAATATTTCTTCAGACCAATTATACCTTTCAAATCGTACAATGTCAACCCCTGTCATGGTGGGGCTACCTGAAGTAGTTACAGCCTGCCAACCTTTAACAGTAGGGGTGCTTGCTACTGTACCTGTTGCACTGGATGTACCACCTGTAATTACGTTACCCGTAGCAAAAATATTGTCAGGCAGTTTACCAAAATCTACTACAATAGCATCCGATGTTTTTGATATTACTGTACCTGTTGCTGCTACAGTCGTGCTATCACCTGAACTAACTACACCTGTAAGTGTTTCGCCTACAGTGAAACCAGACCCTTGACCTGATCCTAACGCTACATCGTAGTAGTGATTATACCAATGCAGGTAATTGTTTCCAGAAGAAGGTGTCCTACAACCAAGTATGCCTTGATTTATCTCACCATTTACCGCTAAACCTAAAACTTTACCTGTACCGGGTAATGTATCATAAGAGTTTGCATAACCGCTTATTCGTCTATATCCACCCTCAAGAGAAGGCTCCATATTAATTAGACGGATTGCACTACCAGATAAAGCATTACTTTGAGTAAGCGGGTCAACATTAGTGACAAGCCCCCCTGAACAAACAGAGACAAAGGTTTGTAGATTGTCTGCCATACTTAAATTCTATCAACACTTACGCTGTTGCTAGACCTTTGTATTACTGTAGAAATAACATTAGTATGTTGATCTATAATTAATCTACGCATCATTTTTATACCATCTTCAAACTTTGTACTGTGCATATTTGCGCTTTGTTCATTTGACCTAAATAGCATCATATACATCATAGCACCATCAATAATTACATGCTTAAATCTGTCGGGTATGATTACGGTATCATCATATAATACAAGATCAGCAGGATATTTCCAATACCTGTACTCGATTACATACGCTGCGTCAGGAACAGGAGTAATACCGAACTTTGTATCTTGCGTCATATAAACGTAGTCAGGGTCAGTTCTTCCGTTTTCTCCTGCTAACTCTTCAGTGCTTCTATATTTAGATAAATACTGATCGTAGGTAATTAATTTTAATTTTTTAGGTGTGTTATTTTTTGACGAAAGTTGTTTAATATAAAAAGTATCCCAGTCTGCTTTTGAATAATCTGCAGGAAAGGAATACGTGCCAGTGCCAGCAACTAGTGTTTGCTCGTAAGTTACTAAAGTAAAAGGCCACTCTTGTGCGTCTTGAAGCATTTGCCTGACGGCAGAATTAATTGCATCTTTAGCTAGTGCTTGTACATTTTTAGCACTAGCAAAACTAGACTCATCTGTTTGAACTTCGTTCAATCTACGCAATAGTTCATTAGTCAGATTAATAAAAGTCGTCATTGTTATAGCCTTTTAGCAGGTGTAAAATATAGTCTAGCAGAAAGTGTAGCGTCAAAATTATGACCAGATGTATGCCTAAACACTAGTACTTTATCTCCTGCGTGTAAAAACAAAGGACCACCGCCAATAAACTGTCTGTGGCTATTACCGGCTATAGCTTCTTCGGCTACAAGAAAATGATAAGTATTGTTATCGGCGTGGTATACTTGAATGCCTATATTAGAAGTAGAGCTATCTTCATTAGCAATCATAAGAAAAACAATTTCAGCTTCGTGGCTTGCTGGGCAAGTAAACAATAGTGTAGCATTATTAGGGTTGCTAGTTGTACTAGCTGAGTTACCTGTAACTTCAGCAAAGCTGCTATCTGTTCTAAAGTTAATGCCTGCCATTTACTTAGTCTTTAAATTATCTACAATTGTTACAGGATTAACATAATTCTTTTTTATTAGTCCACCTTTAGATAAACCCATAGCTGCGGGTGTGCCTCTAGAAGACATCATGCCCTGTGGCGCACGAGCAGCAGAAGGACGATACTTACTGTCTTCTTGTTCAGGAGTTCCCATACCACCTAAAGCATATTTTTTAATTTTGCGCATTTATAAATCCTTTAATATGTAACTAAAGGGCCACCCGAAAGCAGCCCTCTAGTGTTTTATTTACGCAAGTGCGTCACGGTCTACTTCGTCAGCAGCCATGTCACCTAGATCGCTGATGTCCATCATTACAGCGTAAACACGAAGTTTACCTGCTGAGAATGATGCGCCACTACCAGCCAACAAAATGTCAATTGTGTCAGCAGTTGTAGATGGTGCAAGTCCATCAATTGCAACTTGTGGAGCGTAATCTCCATCAGATGCGCCATCAATGTCCAGAGCCGCAGCAAACTCATCGACATCACCACCAGTGAAGCCAAGAGCAGCGGTAGCATCTGTACCTGTGTTCATGGTTGCAGATGATACAACCTGAAAACCAGCACCCATGATTAGGGTGTTAGCAGGCACTGTGATTGCCTGAATAGTATCGCCGGGAGCAATGCTATTTGTTGTCAGATCAATTGTAACATCTACGTAGTATGGATTACGACCACGCTGTGAATTACCAGAAGCAGCCTTGAGAAGTGCAGTAATGTTAGCCATTTTTCAAATCTCCCTTATGCTAAATGGTAAGCGGCGTTAACAAGTGCTTCAGGACGAAGAATCTTGCGGCCATACAAATGCATACCACGAACAATGTCAGCGAAGCTGTCAGGGTCACGGTATGTTTCGGTCTTGTTAATCTGCTCTGCAGTTGCAACAGCAGATGAATGACCAGCAACAATCACACCAAAGTTAGTAGAACTGTTTGCACCTGTGAAAGATGAACCAGTACCAACTTGTGGTAGGTTGTTTGAAGTGTACACGGTAAAGCCATGAATGTTATTAGAAATAACACCATTGTTTAGGCCAGAACCGCCAAAGTCAGCATTGAACAGACGAGAATCTTCGTCTTTCAGTACTTCAATGAACACTGGGTCAAGAACAAGCCAACGACCTTGTGTGTCAACATTCTGCTGGTCTAGCAGACGAGACATACGGGCGATAACCTGTAGTGGGTTTGCGTCACCAGCATCTGTTGGTGCAGCACCTGAACCAGTACGTGGAAGGATTGCGATTGCATCGCCAGCCGAACCACTGTTAAAGTCTGATGCGTCAAGCTTCATGCTTGCAAGCAATTCGTCAGTTGTAGAACCAACAGCATTAGTACCGTTGACTACATCATTGACTGTATCGGCTGCACCATGAATGGCTGACTGCTTGTAACCTGACAAGTAGCCAAGAACGTCTTGGTCAAACTGGTCAGCGAGGCGGTAAGCCGCACGGTCACTTGCCAAAGACTGGAAGTTTACGTGTGAATGTGCCTCTTCAATGTCATCAACCTTAAATGCAAAGTAGTTAGCTTTGTCAATTGTCAGGCTGAAGTCTTCGTCATCAAGGTCTTGCGGTGTGATTGTTGTACCACGTGCGTATGCCTTGACTGTGATCTCTGGCTCTTTGATGATTTTAACTGAATCACCCATTGCGGCGATTTCACCGAAATAGTCAGAGTTCGTGATTGCCTCACAAACAGCGGCCTTGCGGAAAGCAAGTTGCACCTGTTTGGAGTAAATGACTGGACTAAAGTTACCATTAGGTAGGTTACCATATCCAGCAGCGGAAGTAAAAGCCATTTCCATCTCCTGTTATTAGCTTTACAGATGCAAACTAGACAATGCTTTAACAGAGGCTGTCTAACGTAGGGTGTACTGCATACAAAGGTGGCCGCCAATGTACTTAGTAGGCCATGTTATTCAGGTAATCCGAAAGGTGTATTGTTGTTTGCTGATTATAATTGTACGTTGGTAGCGAACCGACATACACTTATATGACTATAGTTATACTTAAAAATAACTACTTGTCAACTCTTTTTTATCTAGCAGAACCAGAAACATCATAGATAAACTTACCACTACGGATAGCATCCATAATCTCATCAGACATCTTCTCATACTGTTGAGGTGACATCTTCTGTACTTCGGACTCTTTTAGATACCCAGAAGCCTCATTATTCTGTGGCTTACTGCGTGAGTTCTTTGTAGACACAGACTTAGCTGCATCTTTATCTGACTTAGGTTTCTTATTAGAAATACCCATGTCAGCTTTATACAAATCAATTGCTCGTGCTGCAGAACGTGCATCATTGTCATTATCATACAATGCGTCCTGTACCCACTTAGGCTGTTCTTCTGCCCAGTTGTGGAAATCATCACTGTCTCTAATCTCATCAAAGTCAGGATGTATCTGCATCAATGCTGCTTCAGCTTTTTCTTTAGTAGCATTAAGCTGCATCTCATCAATGAATTTTACACGCTCTTCTAAAGCACTGGACTGTTCACGTGCCTTCTTCATTGCGATTGTTTCAACGATAGCTGCTACATCTGGGTAGTCTGCTGCCCACTGCTCAATGTCTTCATCAGACTTAGGCAGTTTCATTTCTTTCTTAGTGGCCTGCTCTAGCTGCTTTTTCATTGCATCTAGTTCAGTCTTAAACTCTTCAGCTTGCTTTTGCTGGTGTCGGCGCAGATCAGAGTAACGCTTCTTAAATGTCTTCTCTTCAGCGGATGTAGGCTCTGCTTCTTCAGGCGCAGCAGTTTCTGCCTCACTCTTTTGTTCTTTTATTAGTTGTTCTAGTTCTTCTTCTTCAATCTTGCGTTTTTCTTCGTTAGTGTATTTACGATTAGCAAATGCAACTTTCTTTGGTGCTTGCATTTCTTCTGCCATAATTGTATCGTTCATTATATTTCCTTTTGTTGGGGCCACTGTAGCCACACTGTCGGGCGTGGGGAGTGAGTAGCCAACTAATTGTAAGATTTAATTAAGCCTCTTACGCAGCTTTTTAATCGCCACCGCCGTAGCCATCGCCTACAGAACCCTCTACACCGCCAGCATCTTCACTTGCACCGCCGCCAGAAGGACCGTACCCACCGGGACCAGAATAACCACGGTCCATGGCTATTGCTTGCTCTACTGCAGTTTTAGCCACGTCTTCTTTTGCCCTATTAGTTTCATCTTTTACTGCTTTAGCCGCTAAAGTACTTCTTTTAGCCTTTTCTCTTTCTAATTGTTTTTCTAATTCTTTTTCCCTTTGCAAAGCGGCATCGGTTTTAACCTTCCCTTTATCTGTACTTATGTCTTTTAGTTTACCCGTGTCTTTATCTATTTCAGTGCTTGTTACTCTGCCGTAATCTTTTTCTATATCATTAATTTCTGATTGTGTCATTTCTATTGCCTTATCATAGTAATCCATAGCAGTAGTTACTGCCGCAGGATTATCAATGTCAATAGCAGCATATCCTATATCTGTCATTGCTGCAACTTGTCCAGCTTTAATTGCTTCTGGATGCCCTGCAATCGCTTGTGATACAGACGTACCTTTACTGGCTGCATTCATAGCTGCTGCTATAGTATCATACTGAGCAGTTGTTTTTACTTGTGACATATTAGCCAACCCTAAAGAATTCAATGCACTATTACGAGCTTGGTTCATTGCTGTTGCCTTATCATTTAAAGCACCAAGTCCTATGTCTGGGACACCTAAAGACTTGCCTATATCTGTATTAGCAAAAGCACCAGCCATTTGTTGCATCATTCCTTGCATTGGATTACCTATAGAACCTATACCTGTCGAACCTAATTGACTTAAACCTAATTCTCTAGCCGCCGCACTATATCCAGCATGACTTATAGCATTAACATTTCCACCAAACGCTTCTTCGTGTTCTTTGTCTGTCGCTGTTTGCGTTCCTAATGATGTTGTTGTTTCTACTGTACTAGAAAGTCCACCGCTATCACCATCACCACTTGTGTCATCTTCATCTTTTCCTACAGTAGTTGTAGGAATGGTAGATTCTGTTGTTACGTCATCTTCTCTTTTTAACCTATATCCTTCAGGAATAGGATAAAGAGGTTGACCATTCTTAAAAGGTATTCGTAAAGTTTGCCCTGAACTATTTACATAAGTTCTAAACTCATCATACTGACCGGGATTAACTCCTACAGTCTCTGTAAATGTAGGTATATTAGTTCTTTCTGTTGCCCCTATAAATCGAGTACCCGGAAGTTGTACCTCTCGATACTGTGGTCCAGCTTGAATTGGCGGCGGTGTATAACCCGGCACTGGTGGTGCTACATAGGGTCTAAATCCTGTAGTTGGTCCGGGGTTAGGTGTTGTTGTGTAGTTAGTACCCGGCATTTGAACTATACCACCAACATTAAACTCTTGAGGAGTATTATACTCGTCTTCATCTTCTATGTCAAGGTCTTCTACAGAAAAAGGTATATCATCAGGAAGAGTAGCCTCTTCACTATTACCCATTTGACCCATATCTTCCATACGCTTCAAGCCCATCTTGGCTTCTTGGCGCATTTCCATAAGTTTTTCTAATCCAAAATAACGCACTACGTCTGCAGGAAAAACAAATTCACCCTCACTTAGTTGGGCAGGAATGTCATCACGAACTTCTTTTTTAGTAGAACCCGGCGGTACGTCATTACCAGATACAGGGTCAACAGTGCCACCCTCATCCATAAGACCGCCTTCTTCAAACATATCCATTTGTTTAGCCATGCTTTTCATAGTGTTATCCCTCAGCGTTAGCTACGTCCTCACGTAACCGTTTAATTTTACGTAGCACGTCTATAGCACCCTGTGCTTTGTGTACTGTTACCATATTCTCTGATTGTTCTAGCACCTTATGATGCTGGTCTACCATGTTATCCAAATACTTACTGAAGTGGTCCCATTGGCGGTTGTTGCCCACCAGCGGCTTGAGCTTGCTGAGGAGTTCCCGGCTGTTGTCCTTGTCCATTTGCACTAAATCCTTGTTCACCCGGCACAGGAGCCTGTCCTACGCCTATTGAGCCGCCGCCAGCACCTGTAGGGTCCATTGCATCAGCACCCGCTGGTGAGGCTCCTATGCCCCCTTGCGGAGCTTCTTGCTGAAACCCTTTCATAATCTCTGCCTGTAAAGCGGCTTCATCCATATTGTTGGTAACTTTATCGGGGTCTAAGTCCATTGACTTTGCAATCTCACGGATTACATATTGGAACTTAGCAAAGGGTGCTAATGCTGGGCTGCTTGCAATCTGCAAGAACTGCATCAAACGCTGACTGCGTACTTCATTAGCCATGAGGCTTTCAGTACCACGTGCCTTAACTTCTAGGTCTCCTTTGATTTCTTTATCAAAATCAAACTGCATGTTAAAACGGAAGAAGCCCTCACCAAGAGGACGCAGCAGATAGTCGTCTACGTTTTTAATGATTGTTTTAGTGCTTCCCTGTGCAGCACCCATAAGCATTGAGATACCAGATGCAGTGCGACCTACACCAGACACACCTGTCTGCCCATGAGCAAATGATGGAAAGCCTGTACTTTCATCTGCTAGTACACGTGCCTTATCAAACAGCATCATGTTCTCGCTGGATACGTTAGGAAACTTTGTACCGAAGATTGCCTGACCCGGTGCGCCACCCTGCCTACGGAATACCTTGCCCGGATATAGTGACAAGTCTTGACCGGGTACTAAGTTTGTTTCATCTACTTCTACAATCAAGTTACCTGACAGTACAGCATTGTCTACAGCCATACGCATAAAGCCATTCATCAATGTCTGTGTATCATCCATGTTCTCAGCAATACCTACACCAAAGAATGAGTATGGGTTTAGCTCATATGGCGCAGCATGGTATGGAATTTTAGCAGGCTTAAATGGGTTAAGAACCATGCGAAGCAGACGGTTATTGCAGACCCACACGTTAGCTTGCAGTTCATCAAAGTCATTCAGTTCTTTTGGAATGTCTACGCCTTGCTCTTCTAGCAACTCAACATCTACCATGCCCCAATACTCAAGTACTTCAAAACGATCAATGCCATGCTCTGGTGCATAGTCAGTTAGATCATCTTCCCAGTATTTTTTAGTATAGTTTTCGCCCATTGAAATAACTTCATTGATAACTTCACCACGGAAGTATGGACGTTTCTTTAAATTGCGTAATTGGGTACGTGACATCTTATGTCGTTCAATTACAAACTGCGCCTCATCCATGTTGTTTGCATCTGGGTCTGGGTAAAAGTTCCAAACAGATACATGGTTTACTTGTGGTACGGTTTTAAAGGCTGGATCGTATTCACCCTCATCATTCCAGCTAGGATACTCTTTATCAATAGCGAATGGGCCTTTCATTACGCCCGTACCAAATAGTGACATCTCAAATGCAGCATTGCGTAAATGTTTAGATGCGCCTGACTCTTCTAATTGGTCATGTATTTTTTTCTGCATCTTTTTAGCTGCAATCATAGCGGGGCTAAAAGTGATTGCTGTAGGTGTTTTACCCGGACCCTCTTTTACTTTGTCATTAATAGGGTCTAGTTTGTTTTCCATAACACCAAGCTTATCTTGTAGGCTTGTTGCTGTAGCACCTGCTGGTAGGTCATTGCCATCCCCAGCAAACCCATAAGGGCTTAGTTCGCTAGCATTTTTACGTAACTGATCTGGCTCATTAGGATCAAAGTGTACATCTTCTACTACACCTTCTGGTAATTCAGTAGGCTCAACAGATAAAGGAAAACGCTGGTTAGCAAACAGAACATCTACAATCTGCCCATATGCTGCCAGCGTTTTAGTTTTTGTGACTTTAATAAAGACACGGGACTTTTCTGATTCTGTAAATTGAACATCAGGTCCGTACAAACCACGGTAATTGCGGTAGGCTTTTAGCCAACGATCTTCGTCCTGATACCTATAATCTTCGGATCGCTTATAGCGTCCCATAATAAATGGTATAATCTTGCTTATGTCTACATCAGAAACAGATGTATCGTCACTGTCTTCTAGTGCGATAGCATCATCTTCAATCATAATTTCATCTTCATTCATATTGCTTTTCCTTAGTATCCAAAGGTTGCGTCTGCTACTCTCATGCCGCCGCCGGGTCTACCCATAGGGTCATAGTCAAACACACTAAACTTTGGTCTAGACATTATACCATACCTTAACGCATCGTACAAGTGATCTTCCGAATTTGTATCAATATCTTCTGGATTTTTCTTGTCAATAGGAATGGACGGTAGCTGGGCAACGATGTTTGTGCAGTTATTAAAGAAAACAAGTCTAGGTTCCTCCGTAAATTCGTCTATCTGTAAACGTCTGTGTATTTCGTTTTTACCCGCTACACGACTACCTCTGCTTCTATCCGATGGTCTCCAGCGACATCCTTTACTTATCATTTGCTCCGCAAGAGAAGGGCCAGTATCACCACGCTTATGCCACAGAGAGCTATCTAAAACACCATACTTAATAGTCCCGTCACCAGCTTCTAAGTCAAGGATCATATCTGCCAAATCTGTGGCAAGGACTTTAGATACGTAGAGTTCTCTATATACAATAAGCTGTTCATCAGGTGCAACAGCAAACCAGACAACACCAGACTTACTGCCGTAACCATAATCACAAGCCCTAAACTTAACCCAGTTACTAGGAATATCGAAAGGCTCAATAACATGAAGGTTACGATCAAACTCTGTAAAAGCCGCACCTTCTTTAATATCCCAGTCTCCGTCAAGGAGTTGTCTTCTTTGCTGCTCTGGCATGGAGAGTAGCATTGCTTCGTAGTCACCTGACTCCGCAAGGTATGGATTATCAGAAAGTCTTGCGGGTATAAATCTTCTTTTGTATAAAGGTCTTCCAGCCTTTGCGTGTCCTGCTGGGTATTTAAGAACTTCTCCTGTTTCAATATCGGTTGCATCGTAGGCTCTGTTATAAGGCGCAGGGTCAATAAACATTTTCTTAACCCAATGATGACCTCTACCGCCGGGGTTGGTCGTAGCCCTCATATAAATTGGCAAGTCAGGTGCAGTGGACCTAAGACGACTTCGCATGTAGTTCCATGCGTATGGTGTGGCCCATTGTGTAAGTTCGTCAAAACCTATCCAGCTAAACGCTAGACCCTGATAACGCAAGACATCATCATCTCTGTCAAGATAAGACATCCACAACCTTGCGCCAGATGGTGCAGTCCACTGCATTTTTCTTTCTGACCATTTAATACCGGGCCAGATTTTTGGATACAACTCCTGCGACTTGAATACAAGCTCTCTTAACTCTTCTGTCGTGTGTCGTAAAAGCAACCCACTAAATGCGGGATGCCCCATGTAACGTAATGGATCAGAGAGCATAGCATAGGATTTACCACCGCCAGCACTTCCACCATACAACACCTCTCGTTCTGCCGCTGCCAAGAAATCTGTCTGTGGGCCGGGATTAGGTTTAAAGAGTACGTTCTGTGTTTCTTCAATAGCCTGTGTTTCATACTCTACAGGTTTTATTTCAACTGTTGGCTCTGGAGCCTGTTCTTTCTTCTTCAAGGGCTTTCGCTTTGGCGATTGCCTTTTCCGCATATTCTGCCCACTTGCGGATGCTTGTAGCTTGATTCTTACGTCTTCGCTCATTTGCTAACCGTTTCCTTAAACCTACGTGCGAGATGTATCTGCCAGTCTGTGTACTCAACCAGTTGGCTACCTCACGATAGCTGTACTGATTTACGTGTGATCTAGCCTTCTCTAACAAGTCCAATTCAATTTGGATAGGTTGAAGAATGTCAGGGTCTTCATCATCCTGTTCGTATCCGAAGGGTACTGTACGTGCAATACGTGGGATAGCTACCCATTCGTTTTCTTCTTTAATGTCTGTTGGCTGCGGTAGTTTCCACTTGCCTATGCTTCTAGTCATCGTCTTCCACAACAGCTTTAGGTGGCATAAGCATGACACCCCCTGATGCTTCTACCTGCATTTTCTCAGTCTTAACTAAACCTGTACGATCAAGTAGTTCTTTTGCTGCAGCCATCTTATCACGTATACCTAGTTCAGTTGGATCATGCAATCCACCTACCATAGCCATCGCAGCTTTCGGCGCATTACGTGCCATGTACATTTGAGTAGCCTCAAGTATCTCTTCTTTAAGACCTTTAACAATTTCTGAAGTACTAGAAGTGTCAGCATATCCTGCCAGTTTCTTTGCTTGCACCAAATCACCGCCAGCTTGTTCAAAGAGGACGTTGAGTAGTGTCTGTTGTTTGTCTGTAAGTTGTCGTGTCATATTAAAATTCACCGTTATGCATAGCGTTTGCTAATTTTGTACTTCTTGATTTTACCTGATTTGCCCACCTGCTGTCAAGCATTTCTTTTGCTGCAGTAGCGAAATCTTCTTCATGAATAGCGTTCCACATCTTAACGAACTTGCACAGACGAGGTACACCCATGTTGAAAGCCATATCCATAAGTATAAGCTGACGTACACTGTCTAATCTGTCTACGCAAGGGTGCGCACGAACCAGTTCATCCTCGACAATTTGTACGTCATTTGTTGCTAGATAGACTGCATCAGCTTCTGTGATACCATATTCATATACATGGTCAATAGTAGGAATGTCTAAATCGTCTAATTCCTGTTGGCTAATGCCACGGTCTTCTAGATTACGTCCGATACCAATGGTATCAATGCCTAGCGTATCTTTATATACATTAAGTACTAAACCCTCATGCGCAATGAGTTTTTCAATAAAGTTTTCTCTGCGATACTTCATTTTATTTTTGCCCCAGTTAGTAATTTGTTCTATGGTTCTACCACAACCAATACATCTAATACGTTCATTATCTAGTACGCATATTCCCTTACAGGGGCTTTTCACTTTCGTGACTCAGAAATTTTGTGATTAGACTGACCCGGATGTTTACCTTCGTGGTTCATCCACACGGCAAACGCTCCTGTCATTGCGCCAGTTACCACAGATACTAAACCAGCCTGTGCTGCACTGGGATCGGGTAAGGACATGAACCATTCGACTACACGCCAACTCATTAGCGTCATTACGAGCATCATAAATCTGGGTAGTAGTTTCCATTCAAGTATCTTTTCTGCTGCCATTATCTTTTACCGAAAAATTTAGTAGCACTACGTACACCAAAACTCGCTGCTACAATAACACCAAGACTGTACTGATACCACTCAGGCATTTCGTTAAGTCTTGCAAACCCATTTGCTACCACATCTTCCATACCCGGCACAAATGCTAAAATAAGCGGTATACTAAATAAAATAGTCAGCCACTCATCTTTCCACGAGTTAGCTGATCCTTTAGCCATTTCTAAGTCCCAGTCAATTTCACCAGTAGCTTTCTTCTGCATTACTACAGCTTCAGCTTGAGCCATTGCTACTTTAGTTTGTGCTTTGGCTTTGGTCTGCTCAACCTTACCTGACATCCATGTGCCAGCAATTTCTGCAATTGGTCCTATGAGTAAGTTAAGCATTAGGCTCCTCGTCTGAACTTGGCAGTTTTCTTTTGTATACTTTTAGGTTGCTTGACGAACTGCTTACCAGCAGCAGTTCCTTTTCTTTTAGCGGCGGTGGTAGCGGCGTATTCCGAAGGCGATAAGGCTTTAATCGCTGATGCCGGAAGATAACGCTCTCCTGTTTGTTTGGAGGGTTTGCCACTCTTAGTTCTCCAGTCCTGCCTAGTCCAGTTAGATAAACTTTGTTGTGAAGGTTTGCGTGTAGACATAGATAAGTTATACCACTTCTATTTTGCTTTGTCAAGTATTATTTAGGTAAAAATACAAAGGCTAAGAATACTAAACCTAATGCTACGGCAATTACTGCACTAACTAGCCCTGTCATCTTTATATTGTCTATCATTTCTTCATGTGCAAGCTGGGCTTCTCTTCTAGCTTTTGCTGCCCTTTCTTTGGCTTCTTGTATTCTCCTAGCTCTTTCATCTACGATACTCTTCCATGTATCAGGACCGAAACGTAAATTCACCATCATAGCAATTTCTTGCATTTTCTCTTGTGCTACTTTAGCGTCAATCATTTCCTGTGCTACACTCTGAATACCGAACTGATCTGTTAAGCCAGTACCAGATTTCTTAGCACGTTTTTGTTGTACTTGTTTCTCGCCCTCAAAGAGATTATCTATATGCCCAGCAATTTCACTGATATCTTTGGCTGTACCTATAGCACCCTTGATACCGTCTACGGCACTCTTCACGAGTGCAATGCCTGCTAAAGTCTCAGCTATCATGGTTTGTTGGTTCCTATTTAGGTTCTGGTCTACATACTGCTGTTATAGTCAGTCTTTTGCCATCTCCTACTGGAACAGATTGTTGTCGGGACAATCTCTCAGCAAAGTAAAGGCATTTGTCTAAGTCTTCAAACTTCTGTGTTTTATCTATTATGTTTGCGCCAAAGTATACATATAGCACAAAAACAATCACTTATATCCACCACCCGCAGACTTATATGCTTTAGCCAGCATCTGTGCCTTACGAGCAGACCACTGACCCGGATTACCACCCTTGCCACCTGCCTTGATACGATTGAACTGTTGCTTCCTCATTGTGGGCTTAGTATAGTTGCCAGCTTCATTAACTCTCGACTTGCTCTTTGGCGCACCCCCTTGCGAAAGGCTAACCTTTCCAGACGGTTTCGCTTTCGCTCTAGTTTGTGGGGTTTTCTTTTTAGCCGGGGGTTTTTTAGGGACACGTACCATCTCCTTAACTCCTACTTAATCCAGTCTAATAGTTTACGATGTAACTTCCAAAACCAATTACCTACACAGGTAAAAGGTTTACCAATATTAAGCAATGCTATTGCAACATAATAAACGAGTTTCTTCCTCATTTCTTTTTCGCCATTCCACCACGCATCATTTTTTTCTTAGATGCCATTTTAGCCATACCACCGCCACGCATACGCTTTGGTGCTGTCTTAGCTGCCATGCCGCCTCGCATCATCTTCTTTTTAGCCATACCACCTTTAGCAGCAGTCATTGTTTTCTTTTTAGTTTTTCTTTTCACAAAGAAGTCTCTTTCAAGTTGTTTAATTTCAGCAGGTGTAGCACCCTTATCTTTAGCCCGTGCTTTCATTGCATTTAATTCACGTTGAATTTCTTTATCTGTAGTCGATGCCATTTCTTAATCTCCGTCTGTCTATAACTAATGATTGATACACATCCTGTGGGAAGTGTTCGTAATACCCCGATTTTTCCAGACTTAATGCTGCCTCGTCTAGGGTAGATAGCCTTTGTACAAATACCATGCAGTAGACTAGGCTTTCTTCTATTGCATTATCTTCTTCAACTAAAAAATCCAGACCAGCCTCTTCTGCGTCATAGTCTGGGTGAAACACCATCAAGTGCATATCTTTACCTGCAATTGACATGGCTTCATTTACGCCGTCACACCACCCATCTAGGTAATGTATCTCTGGTAGCATTTCACTAGCCCACACAACTATATCATAATCGTGGGACTCAAAGTCTACCACTTCTTTTGCTAGTCCATCCACCCCTGTGTTTACACTAAACATAACCTTATCATCCAGCCATGCTTGTTTAGCGTATGGGCAGGGTGGTAGGCCATTTAGTTTTTTGTTGGGGACTTCTAGGAACTCGTGTGACCACTTACGTATGTCAGCTTCGATGGGATGCATTATGACTTAGTGATTTTATTGTAAGCTTCTGGGCTTGCAGCTTTTAGTGCCTTTAGGCCGGGGTTGTCTTTAACCATACCACCTGCTGCATACATATGTTCCTTACCACCTGACATACCACCACGCATCATCTTAGCTTTGTCTTTACCTTTAGGCATTTCAGCCATGCCTACACCAATAGAGATTACAGGTACTTTCTTAGTAGCCTTGCCGCCTTTAGCCATTTGTGATAGAGGGGCAGTCTTATCGGCACCAGAGATACGGTCTAGTCTGCGTTTAGCTGCAGCTTTGATAGGTGCTGGCGTTTTAGGGTCAGCCATCTTTTCGGTTAGCTGTTTCATGTTCATGCCCTTAACTGCATCATCCATTGCTGCTTTCTTTGAGGTTGGTTTAGCCATTATCGTTTCTTTCTATTGTCTACAATCTTAACTGGGTTCACATAGTTTTTGGTAGCCATGCCACCACGATTCATATCGGCGGTAGGTTTAACACCAGCACCGTACCGCTTTTCCAAATCTTTTAGTTTGCCAAGCATAATTTCCATTTGCTCATCTGATAGATTAGGGTCTTTGTCTAGTTTATTCAAGGTAGCCTTGTATTCACGCTTTGCGCCAGCCATTGCCTTACCACGTTCTCCAGAAGTAATACGTGTCTTACTTGCTGTACCCATACCAGACTCAGCCTGTGCTGCAGGTGCTTTACTCATCAACTCATTGATAGGCTTCTTTTGATTAGCCTTTAGCTCTTTAGCCTTCTTAGCTTTAGCTGCTGCGATAGCTGCATCTTTAGCTTTCTTTGCTGCTGCCTTTAATAGCTTACTTGCCATCGGTATATCTCCTATACTACCATTTAACTTTATGTGACCAATACTTCGCTGACAGCTTGCTGGTCGGCTTACCCTGCGCATCGTGACGTGCGTAGTATGATTTCTTACGTGCTTTATCTTTAGCAGTCTTAGGAGACTTACCAGCACCGGAAACGCCTTGCTGTCCAAAGCGAATAAATTTATATGTGTCACCTTCTTTAGCCATTACGCAGTGTGACTTGGTTTTGTGACTAGGAGTACGCTTTGGCTTATTAACGCCAGTCAAGCCTTCTTCCTTCATCTTGGTTTTAACTCTTTCAGGTATAGCCATGTTACGTCTTCAGTCCTTGTGGTATTTTTAATGGTAGCTGAGTTGTCAGGCACGTAGCTGACCAGTCTACAATCTCACCGCTATCCATCTTAGGCTCATGCATTTCCAATACAGTCTCCATAGCAGGACACTCTATCACATGCTTAGAGAATGATTTAATTTCTCCGTCTGGCATTACGATCACGGAGAAGAATACAAAAAAGGTATAGAGTTCCATCACTCATTTCTTTCAGTCCATCCTTCCATACGCATGTAATCTTCTGTTTGTTTAAGTGTAAAGGTACGTGGAAAGAATTTAGTATCCAATGCATTACGCACATAAAACACATCACTGTGTGGTATGTGAAGACGGTCTAATGAGTTAGTACGGATAGCATCATAGAATGCATCAAGTACGTTATCTGTATATAGTTTTACAGATTTCTTCGCCATTGTCAAGAACTTTCTTTAATAAGCACAAATATTAATTTATAGAGGGTACATTTAAAGTGTTATAGTTAAGTGAGTTAACAAAGAAAATATATAATACATTTAAGTGTATTTATAATTTAACTATATAGTAGTTAAGTGAAACACTTTAAGTGTGTTTAAGTTATATATAATTATAGCAGATTTTTCATAGCTTGTCAAGTCATTTATTATGAATAGGCGAAATGGTCCATAGGGGTATCTACAGTTGCCTATTTTTTAGGCAGTTGCACAATGCTTGTGCATGTACATAGTGTCAGTTGTTAGTGTGGTTAACAGTGAATTTACCTGATCTGTGTATTTCTACATACATATAACGCCCCCACCCCCGGCTGGCTCCTGCCTGCCCCCTCTCTAAGGCGTGTGTGCGCCAGCATTATGCGCAACCAAGCGCAGGATTAGAGGCAGATAGCCAAGCAAGCCCTTGATATTGCATAGAATATGCAGTAGTTGACCAACCAAACCCAGTTGGAACAACTGTTATGGTATCAGTTGCCATCTGAAAGATGATTTGTGAAGGCCAGACCTACAGATTTACAACAAGTTGTAAGGTTGATGCATCTAATCCTTTCACCAAAGGTGAACCATAAGTCCAATGTTGGACTACACCCCCTATCACTGAAGGTGATAGTCATACCAGCCACCACAATCTGCCAAGCCTCGCTATGTGTCACGAGTTTAGCGCACGAGTTTCGCTATCGAAGATAGCTGCAACCGCAGGCGAAACGGCAGGCGCAGAGGATCGCAGGCGAGGCTTCAACCTCAAACTTATATCTATCTTCTTACGGTTTTACGGGATATACCCCTTGAACGTAGTGAAAGGGGATATCTCCCTATAAAACCTAAAGATAGTATAAAGGAAGCCGAAATGGAAAATTCATCAACTCAAATCGTCCCTGTTGTAAACAACACTCTGGAAGCTGAAGGCTTTGCCTTGGCTAAAGAATGGAAGCAAATCACCAAAGGTGATAAGGCTCGTTTCACCAAGTCAACGAAGGCTGATGGCTTTGATACACGGCTTGGAAAGCTGATGCTAAAGCTGAAGGCTGAAGGCGGTGATCGTATCGCTTCAGCAAGGCTGAAAGATTGTGGCATTGCCGGTATCGACAAACGCCGTAGAAGCGAAGCCATGTGGTTTGCTGCGAATGAGACAGCTTGTCGTGACTTCATTGCTAAAAGCAAAAAGGGCTTTACCAGTCTTACAGCTTTACAAGCTGCCATGAAGCCAAAGGCTGATCCAAAGCCGAAGGCTGATACAGAGACACCTGTAGAGCCGAAGGCTGATGACAAGTCCAATGTTGGACTAGACAGCGAAGCTGATAAGGCTAATGATCCAAAGTCTGCTTCAGACATTGCAATGCAAGCTTTGCTTGATTGTGAGATGAATGGCATCTCAAAAGCATCATTCCTTGCGGCTCTGAAAGAGCAACTTGAGATGCTTGATGCCGCTAACACAAAGGCTGCAGCTTAATGCTGCAGTCTAGATGCCCTCAATTTACGGAGTAAATAACATGGCTAAACGTGGTGCAATCATTGACATGGGTCGGCACAAAGCCGTAGGCTCTAGTTGGAAAGCTATGGATACACTGGCTTTCAGCCGTAGCTATGAGCCTGAGACACGGCCTGAGTTTCGGGTTTATGTGACAGGTCAAGCGGATGCTATGCTGGATACCTATCGCAAGGAAAAAGACAAGGCTGATGCCTTGGCAATACTTGACAGCTTGCTTTAGTGTGAATAACGTAATAACACTAGAACATTAGTGATAGTGTTATTACTTATATACACTACTAACCTAGTCCAATGTTGGACTTAACAAATCGGAGATTTGAATATGGCTAGAAAATGTGCTTGTTGTGACACACCGTACACTCATATTGACCTGTTCTATGTGAACAGTTCGGATGATTACTATTGTGGTTTTTGTCATGCTGAAACCTTTTACTATGCTGAATATGATGAAGGCTATCAGCAAGCAAGGCTTGACATTGACTATAACATCTATGATGCTGAAGCATCTGTCATGTCATTTGAGGGTGATCCACCTGATTGCCCAAGGCATTGGGGGTATTTGCAGGCTTGTATTCACGAAGTGGAGAAACAAAATGCAAACAGGAAAAATCGTTATCTTGCAGGGTAAGACCCGCCATGGCAAGAATCGTGTCAATGAGCATGGTGAGTTGTGGCAGGTGATACCTTTGCCTGACAGGACACCAGCATGGCCTAGTGGCTCAATGCGCTTGCAATCCGTCCAGACTAGTGATATACGCTGGATGACTGATGACTTTGAAATTGTAACCACGTTCCCTATGGAACCACCTTTTACGGAGTAACACTATGAAAACCGAATTTAATATGCAAATCGCTATCAAAAACATTATCGCTATGCGCCGCAAGGCAAAGCCTGAAGATGTGGCACATGGCATTGCATGGTATGCCGAAGCATACGAGGAGTGCCGCCAACTTGCGGAGCAATACAAATCCTATGGCATCTCTATTCATGTTGCCGCTGGCGTTGTGGCGGCATTGTCACCTAACAATCGTTGGTCTACCAATGTGACAAATGCCCGTGATTTGATTGATGCGTTTGTCAATGGTCGTAGCGTAGATAGTGTATCTGTCTGCACCTACAATGCTATGCGAGACAAGGCATGGCAGATACTAGGGCAGATTAGACCAAGCCATGACAGCATTAAGACTATTCTTAATGGCAAGAAGATTGTCTGTTTCTATGAGAACATCATGGGTGATGATACCTGTACCGTAGATGGACATGCCCGAAACATTGCATACAATGAGCGTGTCAATCTGACCGATAACAAAACCAATATTGGCATTGTCGAGTATCGCAATCTGCAAGATGCCTATCGCCAAGCTGCTAGTCGTTGCCGTGTCAATGGTCGTAAGCTGAAAGCATATGAATTGCAGGCGATTACATGGGTTACATGGCGAAAGCTGCATGGTATCGCTTAACCTCTTATGTATATCTTATGTAAAATATTACTTGATACTTTAGTGAAAGTAATATATTTACTTAGATATACTAGACAAGTCCAATGTTGGACTAACGGAGATTTAATATGTATGAGAAAATTCACTTAGGTCATATCATTATTCTTGTGTTAGCTATCACACAAGTTGTAGACATTATTCAGTACGCACTTTCATAGGAGCATTGACAATGCGTATCAAACCTATCAACCCTGTAGCGAAGGCAGTGGCACAGTCACGCCGCAGGACACAAGCAGTGCCAGACAAAACCAAATACAACAGAAAGAAAGATAAACACAATGCAAATCAAAGTAGAGAAAATGAAGTCACTGAAAGTGAAACCCCGCAAAGCAAAGCGTGATGACTGGAAGCGTACCCGTAAAGCACAGGTTCGCACTAAACACATGATTCAGGAGAAAATCTATGGGTAATGATGATGCTGAAATTTATGGCAGGTATTTAGACTTGTATGGTTGCACACCACTAGACATGGAAGATATGCTGCACGAAGATATGCCTTGCATGTTGGCTATGTCTATCCTATCTGATGCACAACATGTTATGTCATATGACCAAAAACAAGCACGGTGGTTTATCAATCGTGCCAAGTATGTCATAAGACATATCAAGTCCAATGTTGGACTAACCTCAACTACTAACACACTAACCAACTAAAGGAGATTATATCATGGCTATAAAGACTGTAACATTTCACCAGCGTTCAACAGGCAAGACAGGACAAGTGCTTGCATCACCACAAGTAGAAGCAAAGCTTGCTAAAGTAGAAGCCTTGTATGCTGAGTATCATGGCGTGAAGCTTGGTCGTTACAAGTTCTATGACCTTGCACTGCAAGCTGCACGGCATGCAAAGGAAGACTGCGGCGGGTACTTACAGTACACGACAGAGGCAATTGCTGGCATCTTTCTTGACCGCATGCACAAGGAACTAGGTGCAGCAGTGCGGCGTAAGAGCCGTGATGAGGTAGTCTCCATCAAGATTGGTGGGTTTACTGTAAGTAATCTGCGTGAACTTGCTCGTAATAAGCAAGGCCGCAAAGCAATTAGGAAGGTAGCATAATATGTATTGGGAAGTTGGCATTAAAATGGATGGCGTTAGTGGTGTGTACAATGTACACCCACAGCCCTTGGAGCAACCTATCTGGAACCATGCGGTAGAACATGCACTCGACATGGCACAAGCATTGTATCCTGACAAGCATATTGAACTTGAGTTTGTCAAAGAGTTTGAAACTGCGTAATATGCTCTAGCATAGTGACAGTCTGAATAAGAAGGACTAGCTAGGGAAGCGTGACTAGGTGAAGTTTCACGGCGATAAAGGCCAATAGAAAACTGCCTAGACATGCGAACTGAAGGCCTAACAGTATAAATACAGGGTCTCGTGACTTAGGGGTGGAAGAATAATTCGTGTAAATGGTCAGTGTGCAACCCCCTCACCTTTTGGTGTGAAGACACCTAGGCAAGTGGTTAAACTGCCTACCCTATTAATTTATGCAGTGGAGAATTGACATTGCTTGACTGTAACACAATCCTGTGCCTACAAAACCAGATGCCTGATGTGGGCATAGATGATTTGTTCATCATTGGGTATCTGGCTATTGGTACAGCTATACTTATCTATCTAGTAATAGATGCATTGAAGGAGAAATGACATGAACTGTTGGCACTGTAAAGATACAGAACTAATCTGGAACGTAGACTATGACATCAACCCTGATGAACATCGTGGTGATGAGTTTAGTATGGTCACGATACTGACTTGCCCTAAGTGTGATAGCATGGTAGAAGTATTCTACCCTGTGGAACGGTAATGGAGATTGACAATGTTTGACCCAGATAAATCATATAGCGTATTGGTATGGGATATGCCTGTAGCTGTATGGGATGACGATGCGGATGATTACATTCGCAATGAGGATGGCAGTGTAAAACTGTTTGAGATACCTAACTATGACTACTCATATGTCTGTGATGGCATAGAAGTAGACGAACTATGGGAGATTGACGATGTTTGATAGATTAATAAAGCCTAGTAAATTACTAGCATCACTGAGACTACACGCTGTTGGAAATGTAAACTTACACAAGACCAACATAGCTGTATACTTAAACAATCCGGCTGGCATTGGTGAGCATTCGGATATCATGGAAGCGGTACAGTCTGAGCTAGACAAGATGGCTCAACATCAGGATCGCATTGATCTGATAGACAATATGTGTTATGAGAATGAAGGAGATTGACAATGATGACGCTTAACCTACCAAAGAAACAAGTCAACGCCATACTGGAAGCACTTGACAGAGAGATAGGATATTCATTTGAATCTGGTGGTAAACCTGATTGGGAATATTATCCAGAGATGGCTGCTACGATGATGGCATACTACACGACACGTTCCAAGTTTGAAGAGGCCAAATATGCCGAAGATGCGTTTGAAACAAAAGTCGAGGATTTTTGATATGAATAGGTTTATCATTGACAATACGCCAGAGGCTATTGCCCAGCAGCTATGTGACCAGCACATATGCAAGATGGTATTGGAAGAAGCGCAGATGCTAAACACTGCCGTGCGTATCCATGCACCTGAGTTTGCAGAGGAAGCTGGCTTATACAAGATAGCCTACACCAACCACCCATGTACTATATGGGCTAGAGAGACACGCATCAACTATAGGTTTGCTGTACGTCTTATGAAGGCTATGAATGATGAGTATATGTGGCGTTACCCAATACGCAATGACCGCACAGTGAATACAGGTCACAAGTCTATGCGTCACTTTGATGCGCTAGTTGAAGCAGAACAATATATACCTGACGTATCTAACTTTATGACACCACACCCACAATGCTTTAGTGGACACGATGACTGCAAGACAGATGAGGATTGGCCTATCGTAGCCTATCGTGCGTTCTACAAAGTAGACAAGATGAGTTTCGCTAGATACAACAAGGGCAGAGATATGCCCGATTGGATGAAGGAGAATAGACAATGACTGATAATGAAATCAAAGGGATACAGTTATCACAAGCAGTCAAGTGGAGTGGGCAGGATATATTTGAGGTAGCGTCTGCTGCCTTTGAGGATGCCAACTACCACAGTTTTAACGAGGTATTCCAAGCCGCATGGACTGAGTTCCAGAAGGAGTTGGAAGACTGTTGACATCTTATACAATAAGGAGTATAACTATGGACTTACTATTATGGATTACTTTCCTACCACTAATACTATTGATACTATAAAGGAGAACTAACATGCTAGAATATATTCCAGACCACCTCGACTTTAATGTTGAGTTTGAGCCAACTAAAGTTGACGACAAGAAGTATGTCATCAATGGCACTACAGGTGACTACATTGGCATCGTAGGCAATGGCTTCACATGTGCATCACACACTGACTTTTTTACTAACGTCATGCAGACTACGACAGAAACCCTGTCTGAGCATGACATGAAAGATGCACATGTGTACTGGCGTAGCGCACACAAGTCTGGCTGGGCTATGATGGATGTGACCCTGCCTAATGTACAGGCTAAGATCACCACCGACAAGCACGAGACTACCCTGATGAAGCGGATCATTGCTTTGCATGGTGTCAACGGTACGTGTTCCAACACCACCATCTTTGGTGCTATCGACTTCTTCTGTCTCAATGGGCAGATCACAGGCGATCACAGTAAGGTGATGCGTAAGAACACATCCAACTTCAGCCTCGACAGGTTCATCACTGAACTGCACAAGTCACAACAGGACTTCACTGCACAGGCAGAACAGATGCAACGCTGGGCTAACACTAGCCTTGCCCATGTGGATGTTAAGGCTATGCTTGAAGGTATATTAAAGTCTGACAGTAAGTCAGAGAAGATGTATAGTTTGTACAGTCAGGAAGCTGGTGTACGTGGACGTAATCTGTGGGCATTGTACTCAGCCTTCACCAACTATGCATCCTATGCTGATGAGCGTAATGGCTTTGCCTTACGTAATACAGGCAAGGACACACGAGCTATCTCAATGTTCAAGCGTGAGATTGATGTGGCTGGTTGGATTGAAAGCGCACAGTTTAAGGAGATGGCAGCGGCATGAGTGATGCAGGCTGGCCTTATACAAAACGTCTGCACGAGGACGAAAAACCTCTCACATTAAATGGGGCGTGGTTTTTGCCACGCTTCAACTACTGGCGGGTAGAGTGTTTTGTTCCCGACTGGTCAGATAAAACTAAAGGTAAACAATGGAAGCATTACAAGACATATAAGTTTGCTTATGAGCGAGGCGAAAATCCAGAAGACTATGTGCATTGTTGCTTCAATAAATCAAACATAGACTTGGGAGATGGTGTGTATGTACACGACAGAACTAGTCAATATTATAAGCTATGTAACTATCGCTTTATAGAAAGTGAAAAGGAATATAATGAGTTGGATGCGGAAAGGCTAAGTATATGAACACAGTACAGCAACTAGTTGACAAGTACTACACTTCCAATGATTACAACATGTTACGAGACAAGTCTAAGAAAGACTATCAATACTTTCTTGCTGTAATGTGTGACAGTTTTGGTGATGTGAACTTTGACAAGCTGACTAGCAAGCAAGCAAAACATGCCTATGAAGAGTGGGTTGTGCGGGGCATCAGCTTCGCCAACCACATCTGCACTGTGTCATCTATCGTGTATCGTTATGCGATTGACATGGAGTACACAGATATCAACCCCTTCGCCAGTGTCAGGCGTAAGACACCACCACAACGCAAGGTTGTATGGACTGATGGTGATGTGCGTCAATTTCTTGACACTGCATACAGTCAGTTTGAGTGGCGTAGCCTTGGCTTGATAGTGCATATGGCATATGACTGGTGCCAGAGACTAGGTGACATGCGCCTGTTGACGTGGGATAACTTTGACTTTGCCAATAGAAAACTATTTCTTGAGCAATCAAAGCGTAGGGCAGACGTAACATTGCCTATTGAAGATGACCTATATGATATGCTGGTACATCAAGAGCAGGACTTTGGGTTTCAACAGTACGTTGTTCCTCGTACAATGCCTGTACAGGGGCAGTACCAGCCGTATAGTATGCAGAGGCTATCCAAAGCTGGCAGGGCTGTCATGCGGCAAGCTGGGCTGTCTGAGGAGCTACGTCTAATGGACTTGCGTAGGACTGGTACGACACAGATGGTTGAAGCTGGTGTTCCTATGGGACAAATCATGTCGGTTACAGGACATAGTAATCCACAGTCTGTTAAACCATACATGAAAAATACTTACTCATCTGCAAATTCTGCATTGACAATGAGAAAGTCTCATGGTAAAAGCACTTAACTGCCGACAACGAAAGTGAGTATTACATATGAATATATATAACATTATAAGTGATCTAGATGTACCTAACGGACATACGAAGCGTATGAATTGTCCTATATGTGGTGGCCTCAAGACATTCACTATCACAAACAACATGGGTTCCCTTGTCTGGAACTGTTACAAGGTATCATGTGGTATCAAGGGTGGCAATCGTGTGCATCTGACAGTCGATGACATTCGGTCTGGCTTCAAGGGTGCAGAGGAGTTTGCCACCGACACATTCGAGATGCCTCAGTACATCGTGCCTAACCGTGACAACCTGTACATGAACAGGTGGTGTGATACATGGGGCTTGGACATAGATGAGTTAGGTTTGATGTATGATGTGAAGGAAAGCCGTGTTGTATTCCCTGTCATACATGATGGAGTTATTGTAGATGCAACAGGCCGTGCGCTTGGTACTCGTCTACCTAAATGGAAACGATATGGAAAAAGTGGCTTGCCTTATACCTCTGGGTGTGGTAAAGTCGCAGTAGTTGTTGAGGACTGTGTGAGTGCAGCCGTTGTTGGTTACGGTTCCTTTGTCGGGGTTGCGCTTCTTGGAACATCATTGCAAGAGTCGCATAAAGGGTATCTCTCACAGTTCTCGACAGCAGTTATAGCGTTAGACCCCGATGCGCTACCTAAGACGTTACAGATGGCAAAGGAATTACGAGGACACGTAAACGATGTTCGTGTACTACGTTTGAAGGATGACTTGAAATATCGTAACCCGACAGATATGGAGAATTTAAATGGAATTATCAATCATTAGAAGCCTTATGGATAAGTCCTTCTATGACGATCACCGTGGATCGAAATGTCCGCAGCGTTTGTTTAGTAAGGATGCTCGTAAGATTAAAGAAGCTATCGACACTGCTATGGATAGGTACGAGCGTACTGTGACACCCGATGAGATTGAGGCATTGTTCATGGCGAACAACCCTACCCTCACTACAGCGCAGAAGCAAGCCTACTCAAATCTGTTCTCACAGATCAAACGTGAACAGCCTATGGGTAGTGACGTAGCGCAAGAAGTATTGTCTAAGCTATTCCAACAGGTAGTTGGAGAGGACGTTGCTAACATTGGCTTTGATATGGTCAATGGTGACGCATCTACACTTGAGAAGCTACGCAATGTACTTGAGCGTTATGGTGATGACTTCATCCCTAACCTAAACATTGAGTGGGATGATATCAGTATCGAAACGCTTATGGCTAAGGCAGAGCTAGAAGCTAAGTGGGCATTCAACATACCATCCATGACCCGCAAGGTAGAGGGTGTGTCAGGCGGTCAGCTTATTGAGGTGGGTGCTAGACCTAACACTGGTAAGACATCCTTCCATGCCAGCTTGATCGCTGCACCTAATGGCTTTGCTCATCAGGGTGCTAAGTGTATCATCTTATGTAACGAAGAGCCTACCCATCGTGTTGGTGCTAGGTACTTGACTGCTGCTGCAGGTATGACAGCACGTGAGGTGCGTGACAATCTAGGTGCAGCCAAGGCTAGGTATGAGCCAGTGATGAACAACATCAAGATCAAAGATGCTGGTGGTCGTGACATGGCATGGGTTGAGTCTGTGTGTAAGTCACACAAGCCTGACATACTTGTGCTAGACATGGGTGACAAGTTCCTTGTTCCGGGGTCATACTCAAGACCTGACGAGGCACTCAAGGCTTGCGCTATATATGCTAGGCAGATTGCTAAGACATATGACTGCGCTGTATTCTATATGTCACAGTTATCTGCAGAAGCCGAAGGTCGTGCGCAACTTAATCAGTCTATGATGGAAGGCTCTCGTACAGGTAAGGCTGCTGAAGCTGACCTTATGATACTGATTGGCAAGTCACCTACGGTAGAAGGACAGGAAGAAGAAAGCCCACTACGTCATATCAACATTGTTAAGAACAAGCTGAATGGCTGGCATGGCATGGTGAACTGTGAACTTAACTATCAGACAGCGAGGTATGAGGGATGAGGAAACAATTCAGTGAAGCACTACATGGTAAGCATGACAAGCCTGCACGTACCCGTACTATGGAATACATGCAGATCAAAGGCTATGAGATATGGGAGAACCCTAACACCTATGGGCAAGACTTAATTGCTGAAGGCAGCAAGGGTAAGTTCTATGTCGAGTGTGAGGTCAAGACCGTGTGGGATACAGACAAGTTCCCATTCGATACAGTGCAGCTACCAGAACGCAAGCGTAAGTTCTTTGCTTCACCTACCTTGTTCTTCATATGGAATAAACCACTAACCTCAGCTATACTATTTAAGTCCGAAGACATTAAGGACTTGACACCAGTTGAGGTATCTAATAAATATATAGCGTCTGGTGAGTTATTCTATCAGATACCACTGGACAAGACAGGAATAGTAAGGATGGGCAGATATGAAACTAACACTTGATGTAGAGAATACAACGACTAAGCGTGATGGCAAGCTACACCTTGATCCATTTGAGCCAGACAACTCATTGACTATGGTGGGTATGCTTAATGACAGGGGTGAAGAAGTTATTATTACCTTTGACCACAGTGAGGTGGTAGCTACACCTGACGGTCATGCTACTGTACAACAGTGGCTTGATGAGACTACTGTACTCATATGTCACAACGTGGCACATGATTTGCTATGGCTATGGGAGTCAGGGTTCAAGTATGATGGCGCAGTGTTTGACACTATGCTTGTCGAGTATGTACTACAGCGTGGCATCAAAGAGCCGTTGTCACTTGAAGCATGTGCGGAACGCTATGAGTTAGATACGAAGAAGCAGGACACACTCAAGGAGTACTTCAAGAAGGGGATATAGTACACGAGACATTCCTCACTCTGAGTTGTCTGAGTATCTATCGGCTGACCTTCACGCTACACAGCAGCTTGCTGAAAAGCTATGGCGTAGGCTAAACACTACTGCTGATGCAGGTTACTTGTCTACCACACGTCTGACTAATCGTGTAGCTAAGTGTCTGACTAAGATATATCAGACAGGCTTTGCGGTTGACCTGACTAAGCTAGAAGAGGTACGCAGTGAGTTTGAGCAAGAGAAGCAGCAACTTACTACTGACTTACAGGCTCATGTACGTAGCTGATGGGTGATACACCTATCAATCTTAACAGCCCAGAGCAATTGTCTTGGGTTATCTACAGCCGCAAGGTATTGGACAAACCATACTGGGGTAATGCTATTGACCCATACATGGCAGACTGCAGACTTCCGTAGCCTGATTACTGGTGGTACTGAAAGGCTATACAAAACTGTTGCCAAGCAGTGTAGCACATGCAGCGGTTCCGGTTATGTCCGTAAGACTAAAAAGAACGGCGAACCTTTTTCTAAGCCTAGTCGCTGTGTTCAGTGTAATACTGAAGGGTTTTTATTTATACCATCAGAGACACTTGCTGGTTTTAAATTCAAGCCACCTTCAGCTAAATGGTTAAGTGCTAACGGTTTCAGTACATCTAAACAAAACTTAGAGTTACTAGAGGCTGGTGCTAAATCAAAGGGTATGAGTGATGCAGTTGACTTCTTGTACAAAGTTAGACGACTTAGTGCAGTGGATACATATCTATCTTCTTTTGTTGAGGGCATACGTAACTACACTAAGCAGGATGGTAAGTTACACGTTAGTCTATTGCAGCATCGCACATCAACTGGTCGCTTTAGTGGGGCTAATCCTAACATGCAGAACATGCCACGTGGCGGCACGTTTCCTGTAAAGAAAGTATTTGTGTCACGATTTGATGGTGGCAAGATTCTTGAAGCTGACTTTGCACAGCTAGAGTTTCGGGCTGCTGCTTATTTATCTCAAGATGAGGTTGCAATTGAAGAAGTATCTACTGGGTTTGATGTACATGCATACACCGCTAAAGTTATTACCGATGCTGGTCAGCCTACGAGTAGACAGGATGCGAAAGCGCACACGTTTGCTCCACTCTACGGCGCAACAGGATACGGTAGGAGCAAAGCAGAAGCAGCGTACTACGAACACTTCACAGACAAGTACAAGGGGGTCGCAGCTTGGCATTCCCGACTGGCTAAAGAGGCTGTAGAAACACAAAAAATAACCACGCCCAGTGGTCGTGAGTTTGCGTTCCCCGATGTGGTACGTAAAGCTAGTGGGCGTGTGTCACACTTTACACAGATTAAGAATTACCCGGTGCAGTCATTTGCTACAGCAGATATTGTTCCGATTGCATTATTGCATATTGATGCCTTGCTACAGGGTATGAAATCATGTATAGTAAATTCTGTTCACGACAGTATAGTTATTGATGTACATCCTGATGAAGAAGATCAGGTTATCAGTGTCATAGAAGATACTAATAATAACTACCTTGAACTTATCAACCCTAAGATGGGGTGTGGAGTTCAATGTTCCTCTATTATTAGAGGCAAAAATAGGTCCGAATTGGCTTGACGTTAAAGACGTAGCATGATATAACTATGTCTCATTGTTTTTATGAAAGGAGAAATATATGTCACAACTTACGACTATTGATACAAACAACTATGCGGCTATGGCTGAGGCTATGGGCATTGCTAATGAGAAACAAACAGGTCTCTTCAGTCGTTCTTTAGCACGTCTACGCATTACATCACTTCCCCAATTATGGGGCCAGCCGACGTCAACGGTAAGAAAGTTAATGTTGAGGTTGTAGAAGGCAGGCACATACAAGCTGGAGATTCCAGATGGCCCGAACTTACTACGCTTCAGAGATTAAGCTGCGTCCGTTCCTACAGCGGTTTATGTACAAGCGTTTTGTACAGGCTACTGGAAAATCCCCTAATCGCTACATTAAAAGCCTTATGACAACTGATGCTAAGATGGAGTCAGACCTAAAGGATAATGATGGTGGTTTTAACTGTGGTAAAACTGCTGGATACATCAAAGACTTTAAGGCATTGCCAGAGAAAATGCAGGACCTGCTAAAAGCAATTAAGCGGGTACGTGTTATTCTTGGTACAGTGGAGATGATTAATCCTATGGACGACAAGGGAAACTCTGTTGACATTCAGGATACACCTTTTGTCTGGGAGATTGATAACCGTGATGCATTTAAAGAGTTGGGTAACAGTTTTGCAACACTAGCAAAAATGTCATTGCTTCCAATACACCACATAATTAGTCTGAAGTGTGATGAACGCAAGATTCCAACTGGTGCGTCATACTACGTTCCTTTGGCAGATTTGGACATCACTAATAAGTTAGAGTTAGGCAAAGAAGAGAATACTTTGTTTGCTGACTTCGTTTCTTGGGTAGATAACTACAACAGTTACATTCTTAACTCTTGGTCGGAAAAGCGACTGAACGCATGAGTGATGACGAATGTAGATGTGGTAGATGGTATCGTTGACATTGAGATTGATGAAGAGGATGCTGCATAATGAACCATCCCGCCTGAACTACACGCTGCATCAGTACATGACTGATGCGGTTCGTGGCGATAGTGCTATGACTGAGGAAACCCATTCAACAGGTATCCACAGATGTAGCCGATGCGTTGCGTAGGCAGTTTGGCAGTGGTAAGAGTAGGGGCGATTTCAGAATACGAATGTCTAATGTGGGTCGCCCCACTTGCCCAACTCTGGTATGAAAAGAATAAGCCAGAGGTAGCGTTACCTATGCCGACTAATTTTATGATGAACACTGATGATCGGAGACATTGTAGAAGCAGTGTTCAAAGGTCTTTTAAAAGAAGCGGGAGTAAAATACAATGATTCTGAAAAAGTCACTCTTAACCCTTGGCGATGACACTATTCGTGGGTCATATGATATTGTCATTAACGGTGCAGTTGATGATATTAAATCGGCTTCAGACTGGTCATACAGAAATAAATTTGAATCCTACAACGCCCTTGCTAGTGGAGATGGATTCGGTTATGTATCCCAGCTTGCTGGTTATGCCAAAGCGTCTGGAAAAAAAGTCGGAGGCTGGTGGGTTGTAAACAAAGCCAATGGTGCCTTTAAATATGTACCAGCTAGTGAACTTAACTTAGACGAGGAAATCGCTAAGATTAAGAATACGGTAGCAACAGTGAAGGAGAATAAATTTGAGAGATGTTTTGAACCAGTGCCTGAGACTTTTCGTGGTAAGCCCACAGGTAATAAAGTCCTCAATAACGGATGTAAATTTTGTAGCTATCGTTTTGACTGTTGGTCTAATCTTACTGAGCGTCCTGCTGTAATGTCGCAGGCAAAGAACCCGCCAACGGTTAGCTATATCGGAGATGTAGTTGCTCCATAACGCAAAGCGATTTGCTGCAGCTAAAAAGTACGGGTATCGCAGTGGGCTAGAGCTTAAAGTCTCAGAGTATCTTAAAGAACGTAACATCAACTACGGTTACGAATGCATTAAGATTGAATGGGAAGACCTAGCCTACCGCACCTACACCCCAGACTTTGTGCTGGATAACGGAATTATAATTGAGACGAAAGGATTGTTTACAGCAGCAGATAGACGTAAACACGTTGCTATTAAGAAACAGCATCCTAAGCTTGACATTCGTTTCGTATTCACCAATAGTAATAGCAAGCTACGTAAGGGTGCTAAAAGTACATACGCTGAATGGTGTATTAAAAAGGGTTTCAGGTATTATGACCGCATCATTCCTGAAGACTGGTTAAAAGAGAAGGGTAAAAACAAGCACAGTGCTTTCATCAAATACAATGGAACTAAAGTAAAAAGGAGATAACATATGGACATGCTAAAGAAACTAATGACTGAGGTTAACGAAGAAGATTTCCTTATACGAATCCGTCCCTTTGCTAATGACGAGGGTGCGTGGAATGGTGAGATTGATATATCTGTTATTGCTATGCCAGATAATCCTATGGATGATGACGACTATTATCATGTAATGCACTTCTGTAAAATGATGTGTGCATCTGTTCCTATTATGGAAGAAGTACAAGAGATGCGAGATGTTGTACACGAATATGTTATCAATGTTATTGACAAAGAGATGGATATTGATGTACAACTAGAGGATGAGGAAGAAGCAGGTGTAGAAAAAAGTTACGATGGTAATGTAGTACACCTATCCTTTAATACAAAGACAGGAGGTTCAGCATGAGACATGATGCATTTATGAAAGCTAAGATGATGGAAGAGAATGAACAAGCAGGTAAAAAAGCTTGGGGTAATGTTGATATGGTCAACAGCCCACCACACTACAACCAGACTGGCATCGAATGTATTCATGCTATCTCTGCTGCCACTAGTGATGGGTTTAAGTATTACCTGCAAGGTAACATTATGAAATATCTCTGGCGGTTTGATTATAAAGACAAACCCATTGAGGATTTGCAAAAGGCCAAGTGGTACTTGGACAAGTTGATCGAAGAGGTAATGGCAGATGCGAGTTAAGATGTTTATTACTTTAGATGTAGACGAAGAGGATTACCCGATACCTGCTGATGGCAGGGTGGGAGAAGAGATTCAGGATGGCATACAAGAATACTTCTATGATATTGAAGGTGCCACTATTAGACATATAAGAACTGTAACGGAGTAATAGCTATGATCAGTAATCAATTACCAACAGACTACCAGAATTTCATTGCGCTATCTAGGTACGCACGATGGAAAGAAGACGAACAACGAAGGGAGACATGGGGTGAAACTGTCACTAGATACTTTGATTATATGGCTGGTCATCTACTCTCTAAGCATGGCTATAAGCTACCAGATACACTAAGAGGTGAGTTAGAGGAAGCTGTTCTCAACCAAGCTATCATGCCTAGCATGAGGGCATTGATGACTGCTGGGCCAGCACTAGATCGTTGCCACGTAGGTGGATATAACTGTTCATACGTACCTGTAGATAGCCCTCGTGCCTTTGACGAGTCTATGTACATCTTGATGTGTGGCACTGGCGTTGGCTTCAGCGTTGAGCGTCATTGCATTGAGAAGCTACCTATGGTTAGCGAAGAGTTCCATAATACAGATACAGTAATTAAGGTAGGTGATTCACGTCCGGGTTGGTCTAAGTCACTGAAAGAATTAATTGCTATGCTGTACAGTGGACAAATACCTAAGTTCGATGTCAGCGAAGTACGTCCTGCTGGCGCACGGCTAAAGACATTTGGTGGTCGTGCATCAGGTCCACAGCCCCTTATTGAATTGTTTGAGTTCTGTATTCAAAAGTTCAAGGGTGCTGCTGGACGTAGGCTGTATCCAATTGAGTGTCACGACATCATGTGTAAGATTGGTGAGGTTGTAGTTGTCGGTGGTGTACGCCGTAGTGCATTGATTTCATTGTCTAATCTTAACGATGATCAGATGGCGCATGCCAAGTCGGGTCAGTGGTGGGAGAATGAGGGTCAACGTGCATTGGCTAATAACTCTGTTGCATACAAGACTAAACCTGAGATGGGTACATTTATGCGTGAGTGGTTGTCTTTATACGACAGTAAGTCAGGTGAGCGTGGCATCTTCAATCGTCAGTCAGCTAAGAAGCAGGCAGAAAAGAATGGTAGACGTGAGACAGAACATGATTTCGGTTGCAACCCTTGCAGTGAAATTATCTTGCGTCCATACCAGTTCTGTAACTTGTCTGAGGTAGTAGTACGTGAGTCAGATACTCTTGCTACACTAAAAGAGAAGGTACGATTGGCTACAATCCTTGGCACATTCCAAGCGACACTAACTAACTTCAAGTATCTGCGTAAGATTTGGCAGAAGAATACTGAAGAAGAACGGTTGCTTGGCGTGTCACTGACAGGCATCATGGACAATTCCTTGACTGCTACTTCTGGTGGTAAGCTAGAGACTGCACTTGAAATTTTACGTGCAGAGGCAGTGATTGTTAACGAAGCTATGTCTAAGCAGCTTAAAATCCCGCAGTCTACGGCTGTCACTTGTGTCAAGCCTAGTGGTACTGTGTCGCAGCTTACTGATGCAGCCAGTGGTATTCATGCACGTCACAACCCGTACTACATTCGTACAGTACGTGGCGATAACAAAGACCCACTGACACAGTTCTTGGTTGCTGAAGGTATCCCAGCGGAGCCTGACGTAATGAAGCCTGATAGCACTACAGTGTTTAGCTTCCCGATGAAGTCACCCAACGGTGCGGTAACACGTACTGGTATGACTGCCATTGAACAGCTTGAACTGTGGCTCACCTATCAGCGTCATTGGTGTGAACACAAGCCTTCAGTCACTATCTCAGTCAAAGAGAATGAGTGGATGGATGTAGGTGCTTGGGTGTACGAACATTTTGATGAGGTGTCAGGTATTAGCTTCCTGCCATTCAGTGAGCATACATATCAGCAAGCACCTTATCAGGACATTGATGCTGAACAGTACAGCTGAGTTCAAGAAGAAGATGCCTAAGAAGGTAGACTGGTCTAAGCTGCAGTGACTTTGAAAAGGAAGACACCACTTCAGGTGGGCGTGAGTTAGCCTGTACTGCAGGGGTGTGTGAAATAGTTGACATCGCAGCAGCTAGTGGTAAGTTAGTGTGGAAGCGTGGGGATGGTTGGGTACAGTACAACCCCCACGTAGCCATCCTAGTTATGAAGAGTGGCAGAAACTTAAACAGAAAGAAAAGGAGAAAGAGAATGAATGAAGAGAACCGAATGATTACCATTGATGGTAAAGAGTATGACTTCGAAGAGCTAGAGGATAACCAGAAGAGTATGGTTAATCAGGTACTCAACTTGAAAGCAAGTATTGCCCAAGCTAGATTTGACTATGGATCAACTAATGTAGCAGCAGGATGCCTTCAGCAAGATGCTGATTGCTAGTGTAGAAACAGAAAAAACTGACTCAGGAGAGTAGTATGCTGGACATGATAAAAATAGATAAAAATTATGTAAAGTCAGAAGCCATCTTTGAAGATGGTGAGTGGTGGTATGTACAACCCGGAGACGGTAATAGACGAAGGATTAAATCCCACGCAAAGAAAAACTTAACTCGTATGTTTGTCAATGGAAAGTATATTCCAAAAACGCATCCATTGCACAAACCGGGTAGGTACAAATCACTAGATGACGCTTGGTCACACAACAAAATTGAGAGTATAGATCAAGGTGAAGTCTACATTATTATCAATACTGCTTGGCCTGATTGGGTAAAGGTAGGCAAAGCTGTGTCATCTTCTGACAGATTAAACGGGTATCAAACGTCTTCTCCCTTTAGGGACTATGAAATAGTAGCTACTTTAGCTACTGATAATCGTCACATTAAGGAACGTGAGATGCACAAAATATTTGAACACTTTTCTGAAGAACGTAAGGGAGAGTGGTTTAAGATTGACAAGGTTAACAGCAATTAAGTTGTTCAATTATCAGGTACAGGAGAATGTAGATGCGGCGTAACGGACTAACAAAGTATGATGCTCCACTTAGGATTCAATACGAGTGGGGTCAGGAAGCATTTCAAAAGGGAAAGTTAACCTGCCCCATTGATCCAAACACGATGCAAGCAAGGGAGTGGCATAGAGGCTGGAACACTGCCTACCATGTGAATCTACAGAAGGTGCAACGGGATGAAAAAGCTAGAGCAGGAAGTTAAACAGTGGATGAAGGAGAAACAAATGAGTAGCATTACAGCAGCAGACTACCAAAACAAAGCTTGTAACACAGCCATCTTTCCAAAAGAAACAGCCCTAGCGTACTTGACGTTAGGACTGGCAGGTGAGGCAGGTGAGATTGCTAACAAGGCTAAGAAGCTGATACGTGATGGCGATAACCCAGCTAAACGTGCAGAGATTACAAAGGAACTAGGTGACGTATGCTGGTACATAGCTGTACTGTCACGAGAACTAGGCGTTAATCTAGGTAAGGTAATGGAAGATAATATAGAGAAGCTTGCAGATAGACAGGCTAGAGGTAAGCTAGGTGGTAGTGGGGATAACCGTTGATTATACTGTTAGGTATAATAGCTATGTTGTATATGTACTTGCTACATATACTAGTAAAGGAGCAGGGGATTTAGTTCCCCTGTTTTTATTTGTATGCTTCTCTTACTGCCTTACCATACTCAACTAATTTAGATAAATCTTCTACGTCAGCACCGTCTGCTGGCCTACCTTCACGTAGTAAGAACTCCGATGCAGCATTTACACGTACATCAGATGGAAGTCTACGATAGGCTGTCATTGCTTTTATGTATACAGGTGCATCCGCTTTTACTTTTTTACCATCCGACAGATTTCTTTTGGCGGCTTTAATCTGAGTTGTGATGAGAGGTTTGATACGACTGTTTACAAACTCTTGCTCCGTCATTTTCTTTATACCAAGCATGTTACGTTCTTGTAGCACCTCACTGTCACGATACTCTTCACGAGATTCTTCTTCATACGCCTGTGCTGCAGCCACAATACCGGGTATGATGTCACGCAATTGAGCATTCTCAAATCTACGTATACTTGGTACTTTAGATGTACTACCCAATTCAAACTCAGTTAAGCCAAGGCGTTTAATATATTCACCCTCTTCACTATCCTGCGTTCTCAGGGTAAGACCTAGCCCCACCTTCAATGCTGAACCTACTCTACTTGATTCCTCTTGGAATAAGCGTTCACGTTTAGGTTGTTCATCTTCTGTTATTACACCATCCTCATTTATGTCTAGGTCTGCATCTCTTTCATTTACAGTACCATCTTTATTTATTCGCACATCCCTTGCTATCAGTCCTCTAGCTTCAAAGGGTCGTTTAATTTCTTTCTCAAACGTAGAACCAAACGCTAGTGTAGGGTCTTGCGCTACGTCCTTATATGTTTCTCCACGTCTACCTAGCGCACGTTCAGTATCAATTATTTGTGCAAATGGTACAGCCCACGTAGATAGATAGTTACCTAGCGCACGGCCTACTCGCCTTGCTGCAGCTTCATCCCTAGTCAAATCAGAATCACCTGCTAGTTGAACAACTTCATCTACGATGCTGTTACCAACACCTGTACGTATGTTAGTGCCTAAGAATGTCTCAAAGAACTCCCTTGCATTAAAGAAGTCATCGAATGTGCCATCCTTTATACGCTTAGTTGCCTCACCTAAATACAGCATCTGACGTAGAGGAAACTGTGGTGTGGTATCCATAACTGTACCATCACCTACACTAATTTCTTTATAATCTGCAGGTGCATCGTCACTTGTACGAGCCATGTAAGCTGCACCAACCGCACCTATGCCCACTAAGTTACGTGAGATACGCTGGCGGTCTTTAGCACTTAAAGGGCCACCCATTTCTGTGAATGCCTCACCACGAGTTACTATGTTTGCAATTTTCTTTGATAACGGTATGGATACTCCACCCGCATAGTTACCCATCAACTCCATTGAGTTAAACATAAAGCGTGGGAAGGGCATTACAACAGTCAAACCATTACGAGTAATGAATGATGTAGCTTCTCTGAACACACCGATGTCAGGCTGCTTTGCGTAGGTTACATCTAGTGCTTTATTAGTTGCGTCTGCTACTAACTCATTAAATGATCTAGGCACCTTTAGGACGAACAGTTGTAGAGTCGTTCAGCAAGTCTTTAATCTTGCCTTCATTAAGGGTGTCAATTAAGATCAATCTTATACTCACGCTTTAACTAAGGCGTTCCAATTCACCAAGGAATGAACCCTCGCCTTACAAGGTATTCTTGCCAGCGGTTAGCACTGTTAAGTACACTGACACCATCCTCAAGTTCGGATAGCACGGTAGTCTACACCCTTGCCTAGCTTAGTAGTTGCCTGTCCACGCCCTGTTGCTTGCTGAAGTTCATTAAGCTGATTGAACATAAGGTCAAACTGCTTGGATAGTTCAGGTCTATCTAAGATAAAGTCAACATAATCTTTGGCATCTAGTCTGCTTTCAGGGCCAAACATATACTTCATGTTGGCAAAGCTATCTTTCCAGTTTTCTTTACTGATAAGAGACTTAGCACCAGCAGCAGCCTTACCGCCTACACCCTTTGCTTCGCCCATGCTTGTACAAGGCAGTGTCCATTACGTTACCTAGTGAATCCATAGGTGAACGAATGCCAGCAGACTGTAGGTTACGTGCAGCAGTAGCAAGCTGAGACACCAGACCACCACGGCGTATACCCTCTAAGCGCATGATGTTATTACGTATGTTACCCTGACGTGCCTGTGTAGCTGCACGTTGCAAGTCTTGCATCTCATTGAGTGGCCTTGCACGTTTAATCTGAGACAGCTTGTTGAGTACCTTACCTGCCTCTGAGCCAGAGCCTACAACAGTAAGGATGTAATCCTCAAAGGATACATTGTACTTGTTCAGTGTGTCGATGAGTTCATCACCAGCTATTAATTCTTTATTGATGGTCAGGTCAAGTAGGTTATCAATTACAGTCTTATCATTATCAAACGCTGTAGGATACTTAGTCTTTAGGTCGGCGGCTGCAGCAACTAGACCATCTAGCTTCTCTGGCTTGAGTATAGGTGCAGTAAGTGTATCACCAACGCCAGCTAGTTTAGCTGCATCATCAGCCTCTACATCACTAATACCTAATGCTTTAGCAGTTTCACTTCTAGTATCTTTAAAATCTATCTCTTCAGCAGTTTCTCTACCTGCCTTACGTGCTAGTTCATTATCAACTACACGCACACCGTCTACTACAGTTGAGATAGTCTTGCCTGTCTGTTCCTCAAAGCCTAAGATAAGTTCATTTTTTAAGTCTACATTTTCTGCAGCTACCTGTTCTGCCCTTGTTGTCTTAGCTGCTATCTCTTCTGCTGTAGCTTCCTTGGCTTTATTAATATTCATCTTACGGTCAAGTAGTTCAGCACGGGCTTTCTCACCCTTTGCTTTTAGCTTGGCTGTTTGTTTAGCTTCTCTAAATAGTTTTCTTACAGGACGCATAGCCGCTGAACCACCCGGAACTGCAGCCTCTATCATCTCCAACATCATACCCATATCACCTGCAAACTTCTCTCCGCCTACTCTGTCTTCAAAGGGTACAGGAACTCCAACAGCTTTTAATCCTTTAGTTAAGGCTACTCCAACATTGGCGGTGCTATCAGACACAAATTCCATAGCTACGGCAAGATTCCTAATGTCTTTACCCGCTGCTTTACCAATCCATTCTACAATAGGCTGGAAGGGTTCTGCTATAGATTCATCTATAAAGTCCTCTGGTATTACACTGCCAAGACTACTCAACTCTTCTGCTGTTTTTGCAGTACTGGCATAGTTAAACGCAGAGTCAGTTTGTTCTGACACTGTTGGTGTAGGCTCATCAATAGGTTCTAGCTTTACTCTATCAACTTCTGCGTCACCTGTAGGCACAGAAGGTACATACCTGTACCTTTCAGGTACTTCACCTGTACGCACGAATGTTTCTTCTGGTGTTTCTACAACAGGATCATCTACAGAAACGTCTGCGCTATCATCAAATACACTCTCAAACTTAGATGCGGTTGTATCTTGCTCTGCGGGTTCTTCTAGTACCTCGACAGGTACTTCTTCTTCATCATTTTTAAACACATCATCAAACTTAGAAACAGAAGAAGGAGCAGACGCAGGTGTTGATTGCTGTCTCTGCTCCTCATCTTCATCATCGTCAAAGACACTACTAAAATCTAACGATGCCATATTTATCTACCCATATCTTCTGCTTTTACAAATCTAGTACCTGTCCAAATTCCATAAAGCGAACCATCCTCTTTTAAAGGTACAACAGCACCTGCCTTAATATTTTCTTTAGCATACTTTGTTAGCTGTTGAGCATTCTGTAATCCTGAAACTTTGTTCCACGGTACGTAGTTTATTTTGTCAGTAGATTTACTTTCCGCAACGGCTGTCTTGTATTCTGCCTCTTTACCAACAGCAAAGCCATATGCCTTTTGAATATTGTCTGCACGCAAGGAATCAATGTAGCGTTTAGCTTCGGCTGGCATAGATTTACCTTCAGGTGTAAGTCTTTTTGCAGCAGTGTTTAATGCTCTATCCATTCCACCATAGTAAGCAGCTTCGTTACCCTCAATAGCATACTCAACTTTATCGCCAATAGTTTTTTGCGGAACTTTTTCTAACTCAAATTTTCTAGCATTTTCTACTATACTATCAAGACTTTGTTTTGCAAACTCAATAGCCGTACCGCCTTGATTCTCTACTTCATTATTATAGGCTATTGCAGCAGCAGTCATATCAGTTGATAATTGTTTAAAGTCTTTACGTTCAATATCAGTAATATCAGACCTAGCCAGTTGAGTTTCTGCATATATAATTGCTTTTTCAAAACTAGCAAATTCAGGATGTCGTTTAGCTTTTGCTGCCTCACGCTTCTGCTCTGCAACGGATAAGCCAGCAGCTTCCATATCAACTACGTGTTTTTCTGCCCTCATAATTAATTCTGTTTGTCTACGTAGTGCCTCTGCTTCTGCTCTTTTATTATCTATTTCTTGTTGTTTTTCAGCGGAAGCAAACTTGTCTTTAGCTAAATCTGCAGCTTGTGCGTCTAGGTTCATAGCTTGCCTTGTTCTTGTCATTCCAAGTTCAGTAGCATCCATATCTAACCTTACTCTATCTAAGCCTAGTTTTTTAGCTTCTATATTTAAGCCTCGTTCTTCTTGACCCTGTTCATACTTTTCTGCAGCACTAAGCCTTGACCTATCCACAGAACCAAACGAACCTGTACTTGCGGCAGGTGCAGTAGCAGGTTTTGCATCAAAGCCTACATTCATTTGTTTCTCAAGACGTGCAGTATCTGTGTCATCACCATCACGCCCGAAGAACTCATCTATTTTAGATGTACCTACACCATAAGTAGCAGCTTTAAACTGTGTTCCTTTATACTCAGGCATAAGAAGTCCAGCTTCTCCACCTGTGTAAGCAGTATCACCTTCTTTGAAATCTTTAAAGTCTAAGCTTATGTCATAGCTACCTAACTGATCTGCACGTTCTCTTGCTTTAGTTAAGTAAGAAGTTACGCCAGCAACACCACCACCTGATTCAGCCAAGCTATCAAAAGCAGCTTTAGCTTTAGTAGAATCTCCTTTAAAAGCATCTAATAAAGACCGGTATCCAGCAAGAGCTTCTTCGTCTGTCTTTTCTTTTTTGGCCTCGTACTTTTCTCTTTTAGTAGCTTCTCTCTGCATCCAAAACTTTTTAGCAGAGCTAAGTTCACCTTGCCTTCTTTCAATGGCAGACTGCAAACCTCTGTCTATACTACTAGCTAATCCTGTTGAAAATCCTGTCCAAAAACTCATTACTTTCTCCGTGCCATTAAGCCTATTGGCTCTTCTTTCTCTTCATTTTCTTCAACTTCTATATCGTCAGTT